TTACTCAAACTCAAATTGAAAACCTTCTTCACAATTTTGAAATTCCTGAACCGTCTGATATGCCTGTTCCAAAGCTTTTTCAAGATAAGCGATGTCAAGCCCATTATCAATATATCCTTTTTCAATACCATTGTAGTAAGCTTCTGAAGGAACATTAATTTGTCCGCCATTCATAACGTAAGCCATTGCCTCACGGGTTTCGCCATCAATCTCCAGCTCAAAATATTCTTTGCGATAAAAATTAGGATATCCCTCGTATCTGTCAAGGCTTTTTTCATCGCTTGGTTCAAGCTCCCACAACAAAACTGGAACTTCTGAATTCACCTTTGGTTCAATTGTAGCAACCCGACGGAACTGCAACTCATAATCTGAAATTGTCCCAGATCCGAACTTTGTGGCTGTGGGACATCGGCATGCCATTTGTTCAAGATTGATGTTACTGCCATAGGCAATATATAGCGTTTTATTTTTCATTTTGTAATCGTCCTTCCTATATTCGAAGTTTTTGTTTTTCATACTTTACATACTCATTTCAAAGCTTTCTTCATTTTCTTCCTCAAATCCGCTTACAACGGCAGTTTCATTTTCATCGGGTGTTATCACGGATTCTTCCTGAGAAGCCGACACAGGCTCGACATTTTGCCCCTGCTGGGTAATACGCTCTTGTTTTAACCTTTCACGCTGAGCAATAGCATCCTCTGGATTTTTCCATGCAATACAGCCGTCAAGATGGGAAAGTAAATGACTTCTGCAGTTCTTGAACTCATCACCAATCAATCCAAGTCGCAAAAGCCATGTTCGAAACGTGTATTTTTCATTACTGCTCAGTGTTTCCCGACACTGAGCAGATTTTTGCTGTAAAGCCTGATTGCTTATCGCAAGACAGAGAATTAAGTATGAGCGTAAAACTCCGGCATGAAGAGTGCTGTTGAATGCACGAATTTCAACTGTTCCTTTTGAAAAGACAGAATGCAAATTTAGCAGATGATACCTTGAATTGTGGTAATGAACACCCGAACCATCATGACCGTTATACCACAAATTTTTCAGTTTCTCCATAGTGGAGGGCTTTTCTTTATTAATCCTTTCAAGAAAATCCCTGTCCACCTTTTTGCAGTAGTTTTGCCGACCATAATCAACTTGTAAGGCTCGGTAAATCATATTTTCCTTGCTTGAAATAATGTTAACAAGATTTCGGAGTGTTTTCGCATCATAAGGCTCAGCATTTATGTGGATATGAATACCTGTTGAGTCGTTGCAGATACCGCCGGCTGTACGCAAATCACGAATAATCTGCTGAATATCCTCAATATCATCATATTGGCATACAGGAGTTACGAATTCTACCGAATACATTTTTGTTGCGGAAGTGCCGTCTTTTTTCGTACAGCGAATACTTGCATCGGACATGATTTTCCATGTTCTGCCCTGTGAGTCTGTAATTCTGTACATATCATAGCTCCCACCGAAATGCTCAGCCTCGGTATTAAAAAATTGTGCAACAACCTTTGCAGCTTTTCCACGGGTTATACCTGTCATTTCAACCTCAATACCGAACTTCTGTGTTTTGATACCGTCATAATTATTTGGCATATAAATTCATCACCTCCTGCAATAAAAAACGATCTGCACTTTCTGCAGACCGTAAAGCTATTTATTATTATTCAATCTCTGCCTTAACCTCAACTCCGCCCTTGAAGATTATAAGGATCTCCGTTTTGTTAAGGACTTTTATACATTCAATCAGCTTGCGGATAATGACATTATCGAAAAACTCAAGTTCGAATTTTTCATTCTCAATCATATTCATTGCAGTATCTATCTTATTTTTAGTATCTGCCGATAATTTGATTTTTCCCTTCAGTTCTAATAACTGCTCATTTATAGCATGTTCCTCTGTATAAAGTTTTGCAAATTCCGTGTCCATTTTTTCTTCATCACAGCCACCAGATGCAATCAGTGCAATTATATCATTTCTTGCATTATCAAGTTCACCAAGCCGTTTTTCAAGAAACAATATTTTCTCTTGCCCCTGACATTCAAGTACAGTACCAATATTGGCTTTCAGTATTTTAGCAATTTCATCACGACAGCCAAGGTATTCATTTACCGCTTGTAAAATCGCAGTCTGAAGCTTTTCCTCGTGCATTGTCGGTGATAGAGTACAGTATTTTTTCCCGTGTTCAAGTCGGCTTATGCACCGCCATACAACTTGCCGTTTCCCTCTTGAAGTCCATACTGCTCTGCGATATGGTGAACCGCAGTTACCACATATAAGAAGTTCGGAAAGTGCGTATTTGCTTGAATATTTGCCTTGCTGGGTTATAGTTTTATCAGAAGTTTTACGCTTAGAAACTCGCCTTGCAAGCTCTTGCTGAACACGATTGAACATATCTCGGTCAATTATTGCCTCATGATGATTTGAAACTAGGTACATAGGACGTTCCCCGTTATTTTTCTGTACCTTTTTTGTTATGCAATCAACTGTGAAAGTTTTTTGCAATAACGCATCGCCAACGTACTTTTCATTTTTTAGAATATTACCGATACAGTCCCTGTGCCATTCAGTATTGCCATGGGCAGTTTTTCTTTCAAGAGCATTCAGCCTGTCACAAATATCCACATAGCTCAATCCGTCAAGGAACATTTCAAATATCATTTTAACAGTTTCAGCTTCTTCGGGAACAATTTCCGGATTTCCGTCAGAGCCTTTTTTATAACCCAGTAAATGTTTATACTGAAAAGCAACTTTCCCATCAGCATAAGCTTTTTGCTTGCCCCAGGTAACATTTTTGCTGATTGATTCGCTTTCTGCCTGTGCAAAGCTTCCGTATAAAGCAATCATAAATTCACTGGTCATAGTGAGAGTATTGATATTTTCCTTTTCAAAAATAACCCCAATACCTTTTTCTTTGAGCCTTCTTACATATTCAAGACAGTCAACAGTATTTCGTGCAAATCTTGAAATTGATTTTGAAAGCACAAGGTCAATTTTCCCTTTTTCACACAGCCTAATCATTCGAAGAAATTCTGGACGTTTCTTTGCCTGTGTTCCCGAAATGCCCTCATCAGCAAAAATTCCGGCAAGTGACCATTCCTTATTTGAATTGATTTTATCAGTGTAATATGCAATCTGAACTTGGTAGCTGTTTTGCTGTTCTTCCTGTTCGGTAGAAACTCGGCAGTAAGCAGCAACACTAAGCTGATGGTACTTATTTCTGCCTTCTGCTGTTTTCGTTGTTGCGGGAATTATTTTAACATTCTGAGCTGTCATTAATATAACCATTCCTTTCTCGATGTTTTGTGACGGTTTCTGATGAACCCAAAGGGTACATCGGAAATTGAGGAATTAATTCCTCAAAGGCATAAAACTCGTAGTTTGAAAGATTTATCTTTCAAACTTATTACCACTTTCAAAAATAGTTTTTATTACTTTTCCGTTTATAAATTCAACCTCTATAAAATTAAAATGACTTATATAAATCCGTGAAACTGTGGATTTATATAAGTCAATATCAAGCGTATTAAGTTGTTCTCTTTCAGAAATCAAAGACAGTAACTGTTCTGTTTTCTGTGGACTGTCATCATAATTACAGCAGTTATATTTTAACTCTGCAAGCTTTACAATTTCAGCTTTTGCACTTTCATAATTTACACCCGGATTTTCCATTAGCCTGTCTATTTCATTTATCTGACGTGTTATCGTCATATCCGGCTGATATGTATTTTCAGTCTGTGGAGCAATTAGTAGCTTTGGATTTGCAATTACAGCATTTAGTACATTAAGCACTGATCCAATAAGTATATTGTCAGTTAATCGAAATCCCAGCCTTGAACATTCTGCATTTCTGCAGTCCCATTTTTCAGAACGGTTATTACCTCCAATACGAATTAAGCGTTTTCCGCATTCCTTGCAAAAAGTTCTTTCACGGATTATATTCAGTTCATCAGAAATAACACATACTTTAGTGGATTTTTTTTGTTTTTTGGCATTGGCAAGTGTAAAGTCTTCCTGTGAGATAATCGGTAAGTATTCATCATTACCGAGATATTTTTCATTTTCAAGTATACGATTAATCATATTCTTGTTCCACTTTTCAGAGCATTCATGATAAGAAATATTATTAGCTGTCATCATATCTGCGATATTGCTTAAAGATTCGCCGTTTATGTAAGAAATAAAAATCTGCTTGACAGCTTCACTTTCTTTAGGCTGTGGAATGATTTCCCCGTTTTGCATGCAGTAGCCGAAGGGAAGGATTCTGTTTTTCTTCATTTTATCGCCTCCTAATTTTCATTACAACAATACCACATTCCGTACGGAATATCTATTACTAAAGTCACAAAAAATGCGCCTTGTGAATTGTTCACAAAGCACATTTTTCTCTATTTACTCTCAAGTCTGTTTACGCTAAAATTACCCGACAGCGACTTCATTTGATTAATTGCCGCTTCATTGAGTTTCATAAGTCTTTCATTTGGCGATAAACATTGACGTATGTATTCAGCATTCAAGCTTTCCAGATTAGTCAGCACTACAAGTTGCTGAACAGTTGCATAATCACGGATATTACCCTTTAGTTCACTATTTGACTTTTTCCATTCTGTCGCTGTCATGCCAAACAATGCGACATTCAATATATCCGCTTCCGATGCATATGAATATTTTTTCTGCTGTTCAGTAACACACTTTGGAATAATGTTCTCTTTAATTGCATCTGTATGTATTTTATAATTTATTTTGGCAAGCGTTCGCTTAACATTCCAATCCAAAGACAAACGGTTGCTTTCATCAGCTTTCAGCCTTTGATAGTCCTTGATAATATACAGCTTAAATTCAGCTGATACCCATGAAGCAAATTCAAATGCGATATCTTTATGAGCAAAAGTTCCGCCATTTCTGCCAGACTTGGAAATTACCCCAATAGCATCTGTGCTTTCGATCCATTTCTGTGGAGACATAGTAAAAGCATTTGCACCTGCTTCATTTTTAAAGGAGTCGAATTCGACCCCTTTAAAATTAGGATTATTGAGTTTTTCCCATAACCCCAAAAATTCAATTGTGGATTTTGAACGCATCCAATTTTTTATTACATCCTTTGGTTCAGCACTTTTATATCTTGCTATATCCGTAAGAGAGATATAGTCATTATCAATTCCATCTGAAATAATAGCTATTTCATTACCATTTGCAGAAATTGTGTCTTTAAACTTTGCCATATCAGCACCACCTTTCATTTATTATACCACAATCAACACGATTTCTCAACATTTTTCTTTAAATTTCATTCCGCCGATAAGCTGAAATTCAAGTTCTGTCTGCGATTTGACAATAATTTTCTCAACCACGCTTTCAAAGATATTATCATCAAATTCCGTAAGCATATTATTATCTTTTTCAAGAATTGATATCAGCAATGAAATCTGTTCAATAATATCGTCCTCATCATCGCTTTGAGTCAGCTGACGAAGTTTTTGCTGAAGCTTATTTATCTTTGAAGTAATCTCATTTGTCTGTTCGTAATATTTTACATCATCAAGAAATCCTTTTGTTTTAAGCCTTGCAAGCACATGAGTCTGTTCTTTAAACTGAGCGATTTCCTTATGAATATCAAGCACATTATTGTTTCCGCTGAATTTCTTCAGGTTAAGCTCCTGTAGCTGTGACCGCAGTGGCAGAAGAATTTGCTTGTAATTCTGTTTCAGCTTATTGTAAAGGCATACGAAAGTGTTATAAACATCCAATTCCGAAATTTGTTTTGCAGAGCAGTTCTCTGCACTTTCATCATGTCGTCTGCACACCCAGCATCCATAGGTTCTGCGTTGCTTGAATTTAAACAATGTACCACATTCTCCGCAATATATTTTACCCGAAAGTGGGCACTGAGAATATGTATTTCCGACTTTTACTTCTCCCCTCTTTTTAATAAGTTTTTGCACCGATTGAAAAACTTCTTTTGAAATAATCCGCTCATGGTGATCCGTTACGTTATATTTGTCGAGTTCGCCCTTGTTTTCTTTGCACCTATAAGGCAAGGTTGATGTCATATACCATTTCTGAAATGTTGATTCACCGATATATTTTTCATTTGAAAGAATATATCTTACCGCATTTTTACCCCATTCAGAATTTTCTCTTTCCAAGCCTAATGAGCGTAACTCAGCTGCAATTGTATTTATGCCATTGCCTTCAAGGTACATCTGAAATATCTTTCTAACAACTTCCGCCTCTGATTTTACAACAATAAGCTTTTTATCAATGAGTCTATACCCATATGGAACAGAGGACGCTATAAATGTTCCATTCTGCATTTGTTTACGTATTCCCCACCGAACATTATTAGAAATTGACACCGATTCTTCCTGTGCAAGACCGCCCATAAGAGTTATCATCATTTCATCTGTCATATTTGCTGTATCAATGTCTTCTTTTTCGAACAAAACTGAAATACCCAACTCCTTGAGCTCTCGCACTGAAGTCAGGCAATCTTTTGTATTTCTTGAAAAACGGGATATGGATTTTGTAATAATCCTATCGATTTTTCCTCTGCGGCAGTCATGCATAAGCCTTTTAAATTCATCACGCTTGTCAATTCTTGTGCCGGTAATACCCTCATCAGCATAAATTCCGACAAATTGTTGTGTTGTGCTGTCTGAAAGAAAATTTTCATAGAATGTGACCTGTGCCATAAATGAATTTATCTGGTCAGCTGAATCAGAACTTACGCGACAATATGCAGCAACGCGGATCTTTGTTTTTTCATCTGATATTGTTGGCTGAATAACTGTAACATTGCTCATGTTTATAACCATTCCCTTTCTAACTATTTGCGATGTTTTGTGACGGTTTCCGATGAACCCGAAGGGTGCATTGGAAATTGAAGAATTAATTCTTCAAAGGCACAAAACTCGTGGTTTGGAAGATTTATCTTTCAAACTTTCACCCCACTTTTTTTACTACATACATTACCATAGTTTTTATTGAATAGCTATCACCAAAGCCAACAAAATTAAGCGGCATTCGCTGTGCAGAACTGATTATAACAATCATCCTGATTTTTAGCTGTAAGTTGTCTGTACTGCTCTTCTGTGATAATATTCTGATTTCTCAGCTTTTCGGTAACCTGTTTCATGATAAATATTGCATATTCCGCCTGTCCATATCTAATCATAAATATCTCCCTTCATTTTATGAATTCTTGCCTATTGAAAAATTGATGATTTTGTGTAAGCAAAATTTTGTACTTAAGTACAAAAAATCAATTTTTATACGTGAAAGCAGTTCACGTTACCCCCACACTTATTTTTATAGCCCTATCAATCCTCTGCATCATTTCGCATTCAAATGAACCAACATATTCACTTAGCCTCTTTTTATCCAGTGTTCGTATCTGTTCCAGAAGAATAACTGAGTCCTTCGGCAAAAGTTTGGTATCTGAAATATTTATATGCACAGGCAGATAGGCTTTCTTGCCGACTGATGAAATCGGAACAACAATAACTGTAGGACTGTGCTGATTGCCTATGTCATTTTGAATTACAAGAACAGGACGATATCCGCCTTGCTCTGAACCGAAAACAGGGTTTAGATCTGCATAAAATATATCTCCGCGTTTAATTACCATTTTTCTTTGCCTCCCTCACGCATGGTTTTCTGAAACAAAATATCCGCCCGGATTCTGTGTTTGCCCAGATGCATTTATAGCACTTATGATTTGTAGGAATTTTTACTGACTCAGCATTAACAGTGATGCCGTTGTGATTTAAATTTGTATTTTTATTACCCATTTATCTTCCTCTTTCTGTTTTTATGTAAAAACAGGCAGGACAGAGCCTGCCTGATAATTTCGTTTTGCCACCGTAATATTTGTCCTCAACATCCGTTACGGCGGAACATCAGAAACGATAAATAGCTTTTTTATCTCATAGACTTCTCATCTCTCTGAGGTTCTCCCAGAGCCGCCCCCATTGGTTGATTCTGTGGCTGGGCGGAAGTATCATTATCCTCTCACATTTCATCGCCGACTTTGAAAGCTATTCAAAGGCTGAAGAAAAATTTATCGCAAGCGTAATTCTTCGGTGGCTGCCGAGATTTTATACCGGCTGTGAGATTAACGTATTTCTGATGCTGTTATTCAGTTTTAAAGTTACCATAGTCTCACTTCGTGGGACTTTTGAAAGGGTTCTTTTTTACCCTTTCACTTTTACTAACAGAGAGAGGCTGTTTGAGAGGGGTATTTATAAAAGTTTTTTCAATTTTTTTATTGCACCAGAAATTGATTCCCGAACTGACTTGTCTGAAACACTATCAATTTCAGCTATCTGCCGATATGTAAGATCATGAAAATAATACAGAGTGATACGTCTTTTCTGATTTTCGTTAAGACATTCCAAAGCTGACAAAAGTGATTCTTTATCAAAATTTGCAAGTGCCTTATCCTCCACGGTAGAGGTTTCAATATTTTTAATTATCTGCTCGGTATCGCCTTCAAGATATCCGTCCATATCAGCATGGCGAATATCACGCATTTTGTATTTCATATTGTTATTCCAAGATGCAGTGAAAACCGACTTTACTTCATTCCACTCTGCAGGTGTGTAAAGCTGAAATTGACTTGCATTTAATTCGGGATACTCGGCAATTAGCTGAGAAAGCGGTAAATTTGAAATTATAACAATCGGCTTATCACCGACAAAGCTTTTGTATTCAATTCTGAGGTCAAACCTCTCATATTTTTTATCCATTTTCTTTCCTCCGTTTTGATTTTTGTTTGTGGTAAAATCAAAACAAAGGCTATGGATACTTGGCTAGAAAGCACAGCCATTTAAAATTAAGCATAAAAAAGTCCTTATTTCTTTAGAAAATTATGCTTCTAAAGCCGTAAGGACATAAAAAGAGGCAGAAATCCGACATAGCTTTAAAAGCTACTGTCAGGCTTCTACCTCATTCATACTGTTCCCAATATTAAGACTGCAAAACGCTGTTGCAATCCAAAACCCATATTCACTGATGGGTGGATGATGCTCTGTACTAGTAAACTGAATTACATATTAAATTTTAATGTTCCGCAGATAATCCAATTACATTTTTGCACTTTGGACATTTGGTAACGAAATCACCTTTGTCGGCGTCAGTAGCAATTATTCTGTGACTGCACCATTTTTTCTGATCTGCCAGCCGTGCATGGCATATAGGACATCTAAGTTGTTGTATAATTTTATGTTTTTCCATCTCGTACCTTTGAGAATTCGTATTCACCATTATGTTTTGTCCTTTCTGTTCTCAATTTAGGGAACACCACGGTTAAAAAATAGCCGATACTAATTTCCGCCAATAAAGTATATAAGAAATCTGTGTAAAGCCTTTGCTTAATGGATCTGTGCAAGTTTTTTTGTCTATACTTTAAAAGAAAATTAGTATTTGTTTACAGCTATATCATGTTGTGTGTTTTAAGGCAAATTGACATTGCTTGCTTTGAAACATCGAAAAGCTCTGCCATATATGATATTTTTCCTTTTGCAGATAAATTTAAAGTCTTGTAGAAGGCTTTTTTAATCTGCATTCTCGGCATAAGAATTGAAGCAGCGAGAGTATCAGCCTGCCATTCGGTTTGACAGTCAATATTTCCATCAACTTTAGCCGCTGACTGCTGTGAATTTTCATATATTTTCTGATGAATAAGCCAATGTGCGAGTTCATGTGCAAGAGTATATCTCAGCCTACCGCTGTTTTCGTCCTCAAGTAGAGAAATATCAACGAGTATCGTTCCTGACTGAACTTCCATAATACTGTACTGCTCATTGTCACTATCATAAAAAGGCACAAAGCAGTTTTCAAACACAGTTTGTCCGAGAACAGTTCCATTTTTTCTAAGGCAGACATATTCAATATTAAGTCCGTATTCAAGCTCTATTATCTGTTCTATCGGAACAGACTGTGGATCACCATATAGAAATTTACCATGCTGATAATTCTTTAGTAATTTATTTGCTATTAAATCCAATGTGCTTTTTCTATAACAGATATCTCCCATATATTTTGCTTGTCCTTTCTATTGATTTTCACGACTGTTTTTAAGTTTGTCAATAAACTCTTGCCACTCCTCGTCTGTTGCGTCAAGATCTTTTGCAGTTCTGAGTGCTGAAACGATAACTCTATTGTCCTTAAGAAATCCATTAAGGTCTTTCGGAACAGGATTTTTAGCAGTTTGTTCCTTTGATGCAAGATCATAAAGCATATCTTTTTCTTCTTTGCTGAGCATAAGTTTTGATGATATGCTTTCCAGCACAACTTCACTAGGTGCCGCACGTCTGCCTTTTTCAAGGTTGCACATATACACTGGAGATATGTCGATCATTTCTGCAAAACCTCGCAGTGTAATGCCTTTTTCCAGACGTTTTTCTTTTATGTATTCGCCGAAAGTCATTTAGCTAACCCCTTTCTTTGAGCTATGTTCTCATTACTGTGAACGTCTGCTTATATATTATCAAACAAACGTTCCTACGTCAATAGACAAAAAATCAGGTGACGGATTATTCCGACACCTGTTTAACGCTTTCTATCATTTGCACAAATTCGTCAATTGCTTTTTGTGGTGATTGTATGCCAAGTTCTCCCTTGAACTGAAAAATCCAGCTATAAAACGTTGGACTGAGTTCAACGTTAACCTTTGCAGAAAAATAGTTTTTATCAATTATTTCTGTTTTAACATTATCCCCGAACTTATCTACAATTGCCTTCATATGCTTACTATGACATTTAAGATTCACTTCAGAAAGCTCACCATGAAACATTTTAAATGTCTGTGAAAGGAAAGCCTTGAGGCAGAAATCTTCTGGACAAGGCTTTGAGATATTCTTAGTGAGCGCTATATTCGTTATTCTGTCAATTCTGAAAACAGTAATATCTTTATGCTTTTCACAATATCCGACAAGATAATAGCGGTCATCATTCCATACTGTCGCATATGGACTAACTGTATATGTGAAGCCATTATGCTTCAGCACTTTTTCTTTTTTTGCCGTATACTCATAATATTGAAATTTTATCTTAACACCCTGAGCAATTGCGGTGTTTATTAGGTCTGCACAATATATGCATGAATTTCCGTTATGCTTGTTGAGGTTCGCAGAATTTACAGAACATTTAAGCTGTTCCTCTAGATATTTACTTACAGATGAAAAAAGCTTATCTATGAGCTGTTTAGATTTATCTGCTGAAATAAACTGTGCCGCATTAACCGCATCGGCAAGCATTTTAAGTTCCACTGGTTCAAATTCACGGCTTGCAAGAAAGTATTTATTTTGTGTGCTTTTATTACAGATAATATCATAACCGGCATTTTGGAGCAGCTTAATATCCGAGGCTATTGTTTCACGATGGGATGAAATATCAAGCTCAGCAAGTTTTGCTATGAGCTGCGAAGTTGTCAGCATATGCTCCTCATCAGTTTCTCTTTGCAATAACTGCAGAAGGCATAAAAGCCTGCTGTTCTTTTCCATCGTCCTTACTCCCCTGTTATTGGTTTGAATTAAGTATATCAAATTTGTATAAACATTTCAATGTATAATATATATTTTTCTCTTTGCTATATAAATATATATTATATTTGCTACTTAACTTTCCTATGGCTTGGTGAGATGGAGGAGGTGGCAGCAAAAAAATCCGAGAGCCAGAGTTTCTACCCTATCCTCGAAACCCCTTTATTTCAAGGCTTTCTAAACATTTACCTATCTTTTCTTGTTATCAATACAACACTCTCCACATGGAACGATAGCATCATATTGATGTCTGGTATGTGGTTTGCTGATTTATCGTTCTCGGGAATAGGTCGATGATGGTTTTTGGGATAATCTCCGTTCGTGGAAATATATCCACACTTTTATTTTGTTTTAATCCGTTCTCGGAAACAAGTCAATAATAGGGTTAGAGTCTCGCCGCCTCCGTTGGCAAAGGCTGATAATTTTGATACAGTGTTCATTTGCCGGATAAATCGTTAGCGCAGGTTTAGGTTTCGTTAGCGCAAGTATAAATCGTTAGCGAGGGTTCTCAATATAATAAAGCATATTTTTAGATTGTAACTTCTAATTCTGCATCATAATTAACTGTCTGGATATCAGTTGCTGAATATGAAAATGACAATTTATCTAATTTTTCGATTAAGCAATTTTTTGCAAGTGAAGGCTTATCTGTAGTGTTTTTAGCTTCAAGAAATAATACTTGTTTCTGCTTTCGCATAGGACGTATAACGATTCCATCAAATTCACAGAGTTTTCGGCCAACGGCATCTTTTTGATAAACTACTATACTTGCGGGGACACATATTGTAGTATCATTCAGCTTATCTTCTTCTAAGCAATTAACCATAAATGCCGCTTCATGATTTTGATCTGGATTTCCACACCCATCATTGAGAAGTTTTTTGACTTCAGTTATTCGACTGTTTTTTCCTCTTGTACATATAACGCAGGTGTGTTCATCGATTGTTGGCTTAATCAAAACAGGATTTTCGTTAAATAAATAGAACAAGAAGAATTTAACGCATAGCAAAAAACGGATATCATTTGGCGCGATACCTTCAATTTTTCTCAGAGCACCTACTACGGTTCTTAATACATGAAGAGCAGCAGCAGTCTTTGAAGCGCAATGTTTTTTAAGAGAAACCAGTATCGTTTGCTCACCAGTATGTCGATCATAATACCCAACACGAGTATTATTAATGCGTTCAAGTGTGAAAAAAGTATCCTCAGATATATGTCTTTCACTTCGTTGAAAAGTAATCTTTAATATTGCCTCTTGTACGTAATCTCTATTGTGTGAATAGGAACAATTTAATAAACTCGTTCTATTGAGAAAAAAATCATCGAAATATTTTCTTTCCTCGAAGTACTCTTTCCTTTGAAGGAATGAAACGATTTTCCTTGATATTTTATAATAGCAGATAGCATTTGAGTTTTCGTTATACACCGTATCATCCAGCAATTTGCTAACTGATTCGATAAGTCTGGATGAAGACCTGCTATTGTTATATTCTGACAATAATTCCCTGAGCAAAACCAGAACGGCGTCTTGATTACACAAATCTATAGTAAGCGGTGTGTTGGCAATTTGTAAATCATACGCCATATAGGATACGGTGCGGACATTTCTAAAAACTGAAAATGCATATGCGAGTTTACTCTCAGTGGGTAAACTCTTCTCGTTTATGTATGCATATAATATTTCCTTTGCCAGTATTACTGATTGTTTAGCTTGGTCGCAATGCTCCAAAATCAAAATAGAATTTATCAGGTGAAAGTGTTGATAATCATTGTCTGTAAGTAGCTTATTTACAACAGGTGCATATTTATTGTCAGTCGAAGCAGATACAATCATTTTCTTAAATGTATCATCTTCGGTGGCCATCATTGTGACTGCTCGTGAGGATGTAAATGTATTATAAAAATGGCCGATGTTATACACGATTGTAAGTAGCTGAAGGACATCACCGATAGTTGGCTTGTCTTCTTTTGTATTGTAATGGTAATCAGGCCTGAATTCATAAGATTTTACCGGATTGTTATATGTCAGTCTTAACTGACTCTGTAATTTATTTTTAATAAGCTGATGCAAGTACAATTGCAGCATTACATAATCGTATCTGCTTTTTTCAAGCTTTTTCGGAACCTTGATAACTCCCAACTGGGGTATTTCTTTCATTCTTTGAATTATTCCCAAAGAATTCAATTCGTCATATAGCTCTGATGCGTAAGGATATAAATCTACCTCAACTTCAAGATGGTTTTTACGCGACTTTTGCTTGGGCAATAAATTATGTTTTATAATACTCATATTTTCTCCTTACGCAGTAGGCTACGATCATCTCTTATTAACGCTTGCTGCCGCGTCGTTTATAGTCCTTCTGTATCTCGTCATTCCAACCCTCCGGCATGGCGGCGCATTCTCGGAAGGTGGCGACAGCCTCGCTCATTACACGGAAGTTGAGTTCCACGCCCTCGCTGTCAGCGTGATAATTCTGAGCGCGGTCGGGTGCTATGCCGAAGCGCGAAGCTGTCTGCACAGCGTCAATATTCGCGCCAAGGAAGATAAACTCCCAACCGTATTTTGCCTTCTGCCGCTCAATCTGCGCCTTGACTTTGTCCGAGCTGTACTCGCGGCTGCTGTTCTCCTCGCCGTCGGTGATGATGACGAACATGACCTTTTCTGCACGGTAATCGTCGGCGGTGTGCTGCTGGGCATTGCCGATTTTGTGTATCGTCCTCCCAATTGCGTCAAGAAGCGCAGTTGATCCGCCGACTTGGTACTCCTTTTCGGTGATTGGGCTGACCGCCTTGATATCTATACGGTCGTGGAGTAGCTCGTAGTTGTTATCAAAAAGCACCGTTGTGATATGGCATTCGCCATCGACCGTCTGCTGCTTCTTAAGCATAGTATTGTAGCCACCTATAGTATCGGTTTCTAATCCACCCATCGATCCGCTTTTGTCGAGTATAAATACTAATTCCGTTAATCCTTTTTTCATTTCCGTAGCCTCCTAAGATTTTTATTGTAACCTTAGAATACTACTTGGCGAGGGGCGAGAGGTCGCTTCCGAAACGACATTAACAGCTTACGAAATTGTTATTCATCCGTTTCCAGTGATTCGTGTAGATAATAATATTTGCCGTCCTTTATGATGATTTCTACATCTTCATCGTAGATACGTTTTGGTTCATCTGGACTTTCGAGACTTTGGTTAGCTTGGGTGCTTATCTCGTAAACAAGGCTTTGTTTTAAGGCCTTAAACTTAAATTTATCATCTATCAAGCCCAGTGGAGCCGAAATAATAGCTTCAAACCCCGCTTTGGAAATGCGCTCTTTGTTTAAATCAATATGCAGTGCCGTAACTTGCTTATCGTGCCATTGTCCAAGAAGGGTTCGAGTTTGTTTGGCTTGTTCCAAATACTTACTGTATATGGCATAGCTGCGTTCAGTCGAAATTGCCCCTTTACCTAACAAATACGTCAACTTGCTAATTTCCGCGAGAACAGCAACTAATATGTTTTGATACTCAACTAAAACTTTGAGATCTCCAACTTTGTACTGATAATCTTCATAATTAGGATTAGGGCTTTTCTGAGTGATTCCAGATATTGTAATGTTTACTTGCCCCAGCAGTTCGGTAGCAGTAGCTTTTAAGTTTTCTAAAGCTGAAAGTTTAAGTGTTCGCTGCTCATCGTCTTCCATTATTTCAGAGCTGAATTGAGAAATTTCTCCAACAAGAGTAATCACCGATAATATCCGACTCTTAAACTCCCTGTCTTGAAAATCGCTGATTTTATCTATGCTCTTTGTCATAGTTTCTAACTTGGAACTTATCTCGGACATATAATACTGTCCGACGACTAAAGAGCCAACATTCATCACATTCGCCACTCCGTTAGCGACAGCAGTCGCTTTTGTGACTTTGGTCATGTCAACTTTAGTTAAATTTGCTTGTGCCGCTACGCCCTTACCTCCGTGAACATAACCTCTTGCAGCACCTGCCATGTCTTTCGACTTCGTGAGTTGTGAAAATGGAATATCCATTTTTACTAACTCTGTACCTTTTAGTGGGTTGAGAGCATTGTTTGCCATTATCCTTGTCCCATTTTGCAATGTAAAAGGTATTAGTCCAGAAATTCGAGAAATGACCGTGTGGTCAGTAATTTCAAACAGGCTCTTATCCTCAATCTGGGTTGTCGCAGGCAGAAGTTCAATTGGTATAGTTATTTCGTAGCCCTTAACACATCCTACTGGCATAAGTACCTCCGAGTTAGTTGAATCGGACTGTTCTGTGCTTATGGCGTTGTTATCGTTGGAATTTGTTTTTTTACACAAAAAAACTACCCCTCCGGCAATTTGAGCGAGTGCTATTATTGGCAATGCTATAATCAGAAAATAATCCACAATCAACACCCTCCCAACAGCGGCTGGTCGTACTCAAACAGCACTTCATTTATCTCGAAAACGTCATATTTACCGTTAGTGATGAAATATTCCACGATTACATCGAACTTGGCTGCATGGGAAAGTGCATATCCTGCCCGCTCCAAGAGGTCATCAGTTTCGCTGAGTGACAATTCCAGCGCCACGGCAAGAGCAAGGGCAGTGCGCTTACTCGGCGTATAGCCTTTGTTGCTCCGTATCTTGGAGAACAGCTTTCGGTCAAGATTTGCACGTTTGTAAACTTCCACATCCGTCTTTTCCTTGGCGTCAATCAGCCGCAGGAGTGTCGCGGAGAACGGCTCGTCCAGATTGCCGACCAAATCATCAAGTGGAGCGGGCGCACCAACAGACGGAGCGAGCATTTCTTCAAAAAGAGGCTTGTTATATTTACTAACATCTTTGTCAGCTTCGTAAAAGGCTTCCCGCTCTATATCAAGCAGTTGTCGCCGCTTTATTTGGTGTGTTTCGATATAATGCTCATCAATGTAGCTTTCGACTTCTCCGAGTAGTTCGCGGCTGATGGTGAATGCTGACTTGTCAAACACCACAATGGTCACCTCAAGATCGTAATCTTTGAGGAAATCTTGAATCGCTGAGGTAGCCACTTTAAGTGCCTCGTCTTTTGGATAGCCATAGATACCACTTGAAATCAAAGGAAATGCTATGCTTTCACACTTGTTTTCAACAGCTCTTTTCAGCGAGTTCGTATAGGCAGCGTGAAGGTGCTGCTCGTTCTGCTCTTTGCTCCAATGCCGATAAACCGGACCCACCGCATGGATAACAAACTTAGCTGAGAGATTGAAGCCTGGAGTAATAATTGCCTCGCCCGTCTTTATCGGAGCGAGTTTATCACAGGCGGCTTGGAGTTCAAGTACTCCCGCAGCTTTGAATATAGCTCCGCAAACCCCACCGCCCATTTGCAGATCGGTGTTGGCGGCATTGACAATGGCGTCAACTTTCATTTTTGTGATGTCCTGCCGGACGATAGTAAAGGGCATAATGCACCTCCTCCCGGGTTAAAGATTACGCAATGATCTCACCAAAATGACTCTTAGCGATGCTATTTAGCTGTGCAGCGATTACAGGAAACTCGCAATTCAAGTCGAGTGTCCTTACGCTGATTTTGTTACCACTCATCCGATATTCATTGTCTGGCTGTATTGTTTCATCGGTTTTGGCATACAGAAGCATTCCTGATACCTTATGTGGTTTCTCTCCAAATTCGGAGTCTCTGTTCTTTACATAGGTAAATATCTGATACAGGTTGCCGGAATGAAGCGTATGTACATCATATTGCGCCTGCGTGGTATGAGAATAATACTTTGCATCAATAATAAGCACTTCGTTTCCGTGAGAAAGTGTAATATCACTCTGCATTGTGGGGAGCATCGTTCCAATGCCGTCATCCAAGGCCCACGGAATCTGCGATGCACTCACACTCAATGCAGGAAACTTCTTGCTGTAGTATTCCAATATAAACTTCTCATATAAACGGCACATTCTCTGCTCGTCAACAAAAGAAGCCAGCTTGTATTCGCCTTGTTCCGTTGTCAAAAGCATTCCTTCCAGAATAAGCTGGCAGATACTGACGAGCATACGATAAGTCTGATTATTTCGCTGGAAACGAATTGACGACCATCGGATTGATGCCGGTTCGATGGTATCAACATTTGAGAAAAATAGCATTTCTTTTTTGAGCGCGTCTTTATACTCGGTATTGACTTTTGACAGACGGAGCAAAATCATAACTGTGGTCTTCAGGATTTGATTTAGGAGATTGTTTTCCGACAGATCATCATAATCGCAAGAAAGAATTTGCTGCCGTGCAATCTTGTTTTTGATAGTTCCAGACATATCGATTTTTCCACGCATGACCGCCATATTTTCTCTTTTGTTCAAATACTCGCGATACAAACCCTGCTTCAACTGTTGGCCGATGCCTTTTGCGAGAATTGCGGCAAAGAGGTTATGCATATTCTCAAATTCCTCAGTCGCCACATCTTCAAAATTAGATTGATTCAATGTCGTAAAGGCATAGGAAAGCATATAATATATGTTTTTTATGAAAATGCTCTTGTTCTTAATCATTGGAATACACCACGCAAAATGTTCTCCCAACGCTGTAGCTTTCCGCTATCGTCAAACCAATACTCACTCAGCATCGGCAGAATATCATAGTCAACAATGGAATGCATCCATTCGTCCGAGCAGGTAACTTGTCCGCAGAAATAACTGTGTCCAATACAGAACCCTTTTCCTAAAGATTTATCAAGTGAGATTTCCTTGTTAAGTTCTTGTACCTTATTAATAAGCTCATTAAATGTTTCATTGTTCAAGGCGTTTTGATATTTTACAAAGCCATCGGAATCAAAGCCCGGTTCGATCTCAAAGAAGCTGAAGCGGCGGCGAAGCGCATAATCAATCATGGCAAGACTGCGGTCGGCGGTATTCATCATACCGATGATATATATGTTCTTGGGTACCGTGAATGCCAAGCCGTTATAGGCGAGTGTTGTCTTCGTACCACGGTAATCGCGCTCAATCAACATGAGTAGCTCACCGAAGATTTTACTCATATTACCCCGATTGATTTCATCAATGATAAAGAAGAAATCTTTGTCCGGCTGGTTTGCAGCTTTTTGGCAAAAACGATAAAAGATACCGTATTTCAACTCAAAACCATCATTCACAGGTTTATAGCCCATCATGAAATCTTCGTAAGAGTAATTCTGGTGGAACTGAACGAATTCAATTCGGTTTTCGTCCATTTCTCCGATCATCGAGTATGCAAGGCGCTTTGCTGCAAAAGTTTTCCCGACACCGGGTGCGCCCTGCAGAATGATGTTCTTTTTGTTTTTCAGGACAGAAAGAAGCATATCGTAGCGGCTCTCTGTCATGTAAACCTCATTAAGAAAGTCCGCCTTGTCGTACTCTTCTGCTTTTTCTTCTTGAGCAAGTGGGTTTTCATCTCGAATCATATCGACGATAAAATCGTACTCGCCCTTTGTCAGCTTAAATAAGCTGCCTTGCGGATTGCTGAAATATTCCATTCTTTCCAGCTCGGAACAGCTTTTCAGCGTTTGATAATCAATCGGCGAGGAAAGCCCCTCGATTTTTTCAAAATAAATTTTTTCACCATCTTGTTCCGCACTGACCTTGCCAATCGCAACAATCTGTTTAACAGGGTTCGATTCATAGCCGATTATCATATCACCGGCTTTTGCATCTAAGAAATTTTGAAAAATGCGGCGTTTGTTGCCATTATCATTATAAAGTGTATATGACTGAACTTCTCCGACAGCAATGTCCGAAAAACTCCAAATTTTCGGATTTGCATTTAACCACCAATAGCCGTGCTGCTCATTGGTATCGCCAAGAAGCTGTACAACCGTCAAGCCAAAATACGGTTTGAGAATTAATTCCTCAAACAATGGCTTGTCATCAACCTTTATGCAAGTGGAGTTATCATTAGGCGTCCACCACTTTTTTACACCATCATAGGAATCATTGATTTTCGGCATGGCGACAACTCGGTATGGACGTTCATACCAGCCATCCTTCATTTCTGGATTTTCCACAGCATCGTTGCTTGTGATTTGCCCTAAAAGTTGAATTCTGCTGCCATAGCACAAGTAAAAATAATCGCCCATTTTCATGGAATAGGTAAATGACTCACCCTGGGACACTTTTGACGTGGCTTTTGCCTTGGTTGTACTATGTACCACAATAACGCCGCGATCCATAAATATCTGCTTGTTTTCATCTGAAATGCCGGTGCTTTCGGTTCCATGGCTTATTTTCCAAATTGAAGGAGTCGCATCAGCATAAAGCGAAACCTCAGACATATCGACTTTATCAATTGCGGCCGATAACTCATCTCGTAGTTTCCATGTATAGCTGCCAGAGTCATCTTTACCCGCATTGCGTCCAAAATACAGAATCGGCCACCAGCGGGAGTTTTCTTCATCTCTATCCATTACAGGGCAGCCGGTTTTTTCAGCAATACGACGCGCCAAAGCAGAAGAACCACTATTGTAGAAATTCTTCGTTTCACCGTATTTGATGGAGAGCTGAGTACAAGTAGCCTGCCCGCCGTAGTCCTTCATGCGCTTCATGATTTCAAGGCTTCCAGTCGTAAATACATCGGGATCATTAAGAAGTTCTACCCACTCATCGACAGAAATGTTAGGCGTGTAATCTGTCGGAAACCAGTCGTCAGTGGCTACGGATTCCTTCTGCGAAAAGTAGCGGCTGATGTAAAAGCCGACATCGATTGTAAGCGTTCTGTATTCCGGGTCTGGATAGCAATCGTCCGTAAGCTGGGATTTGAGCAGACTTACGAGTTCTTCATCCTTCTTGATTTCCGCACACAGCTCATCATAAAAGCTATAGAAATTGCGCAGATTGTCCGCATATGCGCCTTTCTTGAATCGATAATCACTGCCGAGTTCATCTGCGGCGGTTTTTATCTCGCCGTATTTATAAATGTAATATTTGTCGGGATAACGCAGCCATAAGTAGGTGCTGACGGCATTTTCGTACTGATAATGCTGTCCCGCTCCGTTGCCATACTTTTCGAGGAGAATGGATGACTGGTCTTTAAAATCTGTAATTCTGGTAACGACATCCTTGCTTTCATCGAACAGGGCAATGAACATCGCCCGCACTTCTTCGGGAGCCGTTTCCGCAAATTTCTCAATCATTCGCGCTGGAAAGTTGTTCATAGACGCGAGCAGATTATATGTTTTCGAGAGGGAGAGAGTCAGCATTGAGGCAAAATTCGCTGCATTGACATCCCAATTGTCCTGAAAGAACTTAACTGCTTCCCACTTGTATTTCTCGTTTCCCCATTGGGTAGAAACGAAATTCTGCTTGTATTTTACAAGCGCGTCCTGCAAACGAAATTTTTCAAACATGATACCCCTCCTTATGCTTTACGCAGGCTTGCGTATATTTCGTCGGTGAATATGCCAAGCACCTGCCGCTTTATTTCCTCGTTGCTCAAAAGCATCGAGAAAAAGTCCTGATTCTGCGAAAGTCCCTCAATCAGGGCATCGTCAATATCGTCAAAATAGGAAAACTCAAAATCTTTGACGGTGTTGTTCCGGGCGCTGGTTTTCAGCTTGTCCGATTTTAGCAATAGGTCCCGGATTTGCAGCATTGCTTTTACCGCAACATCATTATCATAGGCTTTCCCTGTGCGACTATTGATTTCCGCGATAATTTGGGAAAGCTTTTCTTCCTTGGCTTCGGTCAAGCCAAAGCTCTCGGCCGTCGGCAGTTTCATAACCGGTTGAGCGACAAGATCAGATTTATTATGCTCCTCGTCCTTTTTCTGGACGAAATTGGTTGCCTTGATTTTTCCGTCAAGGTTATAGCCGCCGCCTGGATGCTTGATGTTGATGTAAGAAAGCAAGTAAGTAATGAAATTGTACTTCTTGTGTAGGTCTACATCCTCAAAACAGGAAACTTGGAGCAGAAACTCATAAAAACGAACGAAGTGGCGCATGAGAGCTACGATTTCCTGCTGCTTGGTCACATCGTAATTTTCAATCAGATTTTTCGCCTTTTTGAAATAGAAGGTCAGTTTCTGCTTGTCCTTCGACGTAATGTTGTCGCTGTAGAGCAGGTCGTTCGCCTTCTCAATATCATCCGGATCAAGAACGGTATAGGAGTCGATATTAGCTTCAAGATCATAAATTGCCGTGGGTGTAACTGAATTCGACAGTAATGTTGTCGTGTAATACGGCGCAAAGGCAGCAGTAATATCCGCATAGTCGTTCACAAAGTCCAACACGAATGTGTGCTTTTCAAACGGCGGGAATATCCGGTTCAAACGGGACAGCGTCTGCACGGCTGTAACACCTTTCAGCTTTTTCATAACATACATAGCGCACAACTTCGGCTGGTCGAATCCCGTCTGATATTTATTTGCCACAAGCAGGACTTGATAATCGTCCTTTTCAAATTCCTTCGTGAGCTGCTCTTCAGAGAAACCATTCATGGAGGCTTCGGTATATTCGGCTGTGTCGTTATCCGGCAGTTTCACCTTGCCAGAGAAGGCCACCAAAGCGCGAATATCCTTGTAGCCCTTTTTCGTAATAAAGTCCTCGAAAGCCTGACGGTATTTTACAGCACCCTGCCGGGAAGCTGTAATCACCATTGCTTTTGCCATACCGCCAAGCTCCGCCATAACGGAAGTTCGGAAATGCTCCACGATGACTTCAATACGCTGCGAGATGTTCGTTTCGTGCAGTTCCACGAAGCGGGCAATCTGCCGCTTGGCGTCCGAAGTCTTACAGCGGGGGTCGTCCTCGATTTCTTTATTTATCTGATAGAAGGTATCGTAAGTTGTGTAGTTTTGCAGCACATCAAGAATGAAGCCCTCTTCAATGGCTTGCTTCATAGAGTAAACGTGGAACGCCTCGCGCTGTCCCTTGGTATTCAACATCCCGAAAAGCTGAAGGGTGGTCGGCTTCGGTGTTGCAGTAAACGCAAACATCGACACATTAACCTGCTTGCCATTGCGGGCAATCTCGTCGGCAATGATGTCCTGCACATCCGTGTAATCCTGCTCACCGGTACCCAAAGACTGTGTGACCGCCGCCATGTCCTTCCCGGCAGTAGATGAATGCGCCTCATCGATAATGACCGCGAAGCGTTTCGTTTTCAAACCCACGACGCTGTCCACGATATACGGAAATTTCTGAATCGTGGTTGCAATGATCTTTGTGTTGCCTTTGAGGGCGATTGCAAGGTCGGCGGAGTTGCACTTGTCGTCCATCACTCGGATAAGTCCTGTCTTGTGCTCCATACCCATGATGGCCTTCTGAAGTTGACGGTCGACAACCACGCGGTCGGTGATGATGACCACATTATCAAAGATGATTTTATCGTCTTCGTCATGTAGTGACGTGAGCCGGTGGGCCAGCCAAGCGATAGAATTCGTTTTACCGGAACCTGCGCTGTGCTGAATCAGATAATTCTGAGCAGTTCTATTTTCGCGGACGTCGCCCAATAACTTGCGGATAACGTCCAACTGGTGGTAACGTGGGAAAATTATGCTTTCGGTCTTTTTGATCTTACCTGTAAACTCGTCCTCTATTTCCTTTGTCTCAACAAAAATGAACTTGCTGATGAGGCCCAGCACGGTATCCTTTGTGAGAATGTCCTCCCACATATAGGACACGCTGTACTTGTCCTTAAAGGTGGGATTGCCCGCTCCAGCGTTGACGCCTTCTCCGTTGCCAATATTGAACGGCAGAAAGAAAGTAGAGTCACCGGACAGCTTCGTGGTCATATAGACCTCTTCAAGATCCATCGCAAAGTTGACCAGGCATCCTGCCTTAAACAGGAACAGACGCGTCTTCGGATTGCGCTCACAGCGGTACTGATAAATCGCATCCTGATAGGACTGCCCGGCAACATTGCACTTCAGCTCAAAGGACATGATGGTTAGACCGTTCAGGAAGATGACCAAATCGACCCGTTCATTGTCGCTTGCCCAGACCTCCTCCATGACTGAGAAGATGTTTTTTTCATAGTTTGCAAGAAGCTCCTTGTTGAAGGTGGTAGCCGGTTTGGTATACATCAGCTCCAGCTTCATGCTTGAGATTTCAATCCCATGTTTCAGTATGTCCAAGAGACTGCCGCGAGTTTTTGTTGTCTCGGCGTTAATGAAGCTGACAATGGTTTCTTCCAAATCGTCTTTATAAATTTTTCGCAGTGCCGCCATTGTTGCGCCCTGCGTATCGTTCAGAAATTTAAACAGCAGCTCACGGTCGATGGAAAACAAGCGGTCGTAACTGGTAGCCTTACGGATGACATATCCGTTGTCTTGTTCCAAACGCTCCATTATAAACTTCTGATATTCTTTTTCTGAAAGAATATTATTCATACGTCACGACCTCCTTTCTGCCTTGTTGTAGTATTAGTCGGAGTCTTTTTCAAATCTGAGCTATCTTTTGAATAATACTCTCTGCCATCATCAGACCAGATAATTCTGGTGTAGCGATTATCTGTAGACACATAAATTTCATACCACTTTCTGTGTCCATAACGGTCTGATTCAATAGCGAATATTACTGCGCCGGATGCTTTGACCCATTGTTTTACCGTATCATAGTCTGTTGAGCCAATATGGTAGTCAAGTCCTTGTTGATTATAAAAAGCATCTGTTGCTGCAGCAAGACTACAAAATTCATCTTTTGACTTATCGGCTTTCAAAAATTCGGTACCAGAGACATATAACGCAACACCAATCCCTAATTCACAATCAGCAAATTCAACTTTCATGCGGTGACCTCCTTTTTACCTGTGACATACTCGTAGATGAGAGATTTTTTGTATTCATCAATGGATGCAAGTTGTGACTGCTTATCGGCAATCACAGAATCTATATCAGAGCACTTTTTGTCAAGATATGAAGTGATTGCTTTTTGCTCCTCATACGGAGGGTAAAAAACCATCAAACGAGAAAATTCAGAGAAATTCAATCCCTGACGCACACCGTTACCCATGTTATAAAACACTTTCATAACATCGAACGCATGAAGCAGGTAGTGGTAATACCCGGAAATCAGGTTTGCCTTTGCTTTTAAAGCTATATATGCAGATGTAATAATACCGTGTTCCTTTACCAGTCCGGTACGCAGACTGCGTTTATCATTTTGCAGGTCAGTTGGGCGGATAATGATATCGTTGGTTTCAACAATGTTATAGGTATTAAAACTTTCCGGAAGTAAACCGCCATTTGAGTTGATATCTTTTTGTATAACGCGACCATAGCTCAAAGATAGCAGGTTTTCTTCTTTGCCAAGACTGTTTTTGTTTTTCCTCTCTACAAAATAGCAATATAGCGGATGTTTATCCCAATGTGCGGGTATCGTTCCTACATATTCAATCCCACTGTCTTTCATCTCGGCATCCGGGTTCAAGCCTTTTGTGACCGCCTCAGTGATGACCGACCGCTTATATTGTTCCAAGGTGTCAATCTGTGATTGGATATCCGCGACAAGGCTGTCTATTTCGGAGCATTTGTTATCGAGGATGTCGGCAATAATTCGTTGTTCTTGTGCTGTTGCTATTGGAATAACTAAATTGCCGAACTTGTCCATCGGTATTCGCATACGAATCGTGTTTAACTTACCGTTGCCAGACTCTTTTATGAGAATACCGTTGCCGAGACCAAATAAACTTTTTTGAAAAACGGTAGTCTGAAAAATATAGTTAAAATAGCGTACGTCGTCTTCATTGCTATACGGTCTGAGCATATAGTATACCGGACTTACACATCCGAAATAACGCGACAATCCCACCGAACCAGAAAGAATGTTCATGCTGTTCATCACTATATCACCAGGATATGCCAATCTATATGCGCTCACATCCTCTTTTGGCTTATTACCGCCACCTTCTTTTTCGTCATAAGGAATGACACCCTGCTTCGCAGTAAGAGACAAAATATCAGATGTTCTTATAGGATTATTTTTTTCTATACGCTCTTTCAATGTGTATTTAATTTTTTTAAGTTTCCAGCTTGATGGTATTTCTTTGAGCCATTGTATGCCGCTGTCTTTCATCTCTCTCATAAAATCACCGCCTTAATCGAACAGCTTTGCTACGCGCTCATTGATTGATTGCTCAAGCGTAGTAAAGCGTTCCTCCAGCTCTTCACTGGGGGTAGGCTGCTGATATTTGTAAAAATAGCGGGTAAATGGAATCTCCGCACCGGTCTTGATGACCGGCTTTTTCTTGCTCAAATCTTCCTCGAAGAATGCTTTCGCATCGGGGATGTGCGGCAGGACTTCACGCGCCATATAGGTGTCAATGTCCTCCTCATATTTTACAATTTCGGTATCCTTCGATTCCTTGTCATAGATGATTTCGCCCTTCCTGTCACGCTGAATTTCAGCGTTCTTATCCATGACGGAAAGACCGTCCGCAATTTTCTCAATTAGCTTCTTGTCTGCAGTTGCGGAAGACAGTACCTTTGTTACCTCAGGCAGAAACGCAGCCGGGGAAAGGTAGACTTCCTCAGAAACGGCGGCTTCCAGTGCGGCAACTATGCTATCAAACACAGGCTTGTTGTTCTGATAGTTCTCCAACTTCTTTACGTCCTTGCCGGACAGCTCTTCTTCGGAATTTTCCAGTTCGCTGACTTTGCCCTCGTCATATAAAGAACTGAGTGCGCCTTTTGAAAGCATCTGCTGGATGCGTTCTTCAGTGATGGCATAGCTACGTTGGAGCGGTTGCATCACGGTATACTCTCGATAAATGAATTCTTCGTTGTTATAGATTTTGCATAGCTCGTTTTCTTTGAAGTCCGCATACAACCGTGTAATGTCGGAGCGGTCTTCCGGGGCAATCTCGTTTTTCTTGTTCCCCAGAGCTTTACGGAGCTTATGAAAAATGCTGGAAGCGTCAATGAGCTGAATTTTACCCTTGCGCTCGGCGCGCTTATTTTTCGATAACACCCAAATATATGTAGCGATGCCGGTATTGTAAAAAAGATCTGTCGGCAGCGCAATTATTGCTTCAATCAGGTCGCTTTGCAGTAGCCAGCGGCGGATCTGGCTCTCGCCAGAAGCAGTGCCACCGGAAAACAGAGGACTGCCGTTTTGAATGATGGCAGCGCGTCCGTTATGCTTGTCCATTTTGTCAATTGCAGACTGTAAAAACAGCATCTGCATATCACCGGAACCGGGAAGCCCCGCACCCCAGCGTCCGTCATAGCCCTTCTTGAATTCATCATTTACTGCAGTTTCAACGCCCTCGGCAGCGTCCTTGCCACCCCACGCAGTACCGAACGGCGGATTTTCGAGCACGAAACGCATCGCTGTTCCCTTGAAGCAGTCGGCTTTCATGGTGTCTTGATAACAGATGTTCTCGGAGTTCTGACCTTTAATGAGCATTTCGGAAAGGCACATCGCATAAGATTCCGGGTTGATTTCCTGCCCAAAAAGCCGGACGTCGGCAGAGGGGTTATAACGTTTAATGAAGTTATAGCCAGTAGAAAGCATACCGCCTGTGCCGCAGGCTTGGTCGAGTATCGTGATAACCTTGCCATCATCAAAAATGTCGTCGCAGCCCTCTGCCAGCAGAATATTGACCATCGTCTTAATGATATCTCTGCCCGTGTAGTGGTCGCCAGCCTCGGCATTTTCAGAGAATTTACGTATGAGCTCCTCGAATATGTATCCCATTTTCACGTTGTCGATGGTACGAGGGTTCAAGTCGAGTTCTGAAAACGCCTTGACAACACTGAGCAAGCGATTGTTTTTATCCATCTTGTCGATTTGCTTATAGAAATCCAGACCCTTTTCGGCTGACAGCAGAATTTCCTGCACATTAGGTGAAAAGCCCTGAATATAGCTTTTGAAATTGGCGGCAATGTGGTCGGCATCGTTCACCAGCTCAGCGAGATCATAACCGCTGGTATTGTAGAACTGAAAGCCGGAGATGCGATACATCGCTTTCGGCGGATAGCTCGGATTGGCATTAAACTGATCAACGACCGCCTTTTTGGTAGGTGCAAGAGCGCACTCAAAACGGCGGATGACGGTCATCGGTATGATGACATCCTTATATTTATCGCTCTGGTACGGACCGCGCAGCTTGTTTGCGATCGACCAGATAAAGTTTACCTCTGTAGACACATCAATGGGGGAATCATCCCACATTGCATCTATTATTTGCTTATCAACCATAAAATTTCCTCCACTCAGGCTTTTTGCCCGTTATCATTCTACGCCATTGGCTGTCCCATGAGAGGGGCTTATGCCTCTTGCCCCATCATCATATTGTAATGCTGTATCTGTCCAAGCGAATCAAAGATAAGCTTGAAAACTGTTTTGTATTGCCCGGCATCGACGCAATCTTCGACATAGTTCAAACCATCGCTGATACCCTGCGGGTTATTGATATATGTCAGCATCGACGAAGCCAGCTGGTATTTCTCATAATCCGGCTGACCGCCTTCCACCGGGGTGACAAATTTATCTTTGTTCTTTTCCAAAACAACCTTACGGATGTCCGTTCCCTCGTATCCGCAAAGCTGCAGAAAATAATACTCCAAAATACGCCGTATTACATTGAGCAGCGGTATTGTGGACTTCAATACTCTGAATTCATCCCACAGAGCCGCATATGAGTTTTGAACCGGGTTGTAATTTTCTTTTTCAGTCGGACATCCTTCACTCTCTTTGTCACAGAGCTTGACTGTCGACACGTTGTCTGTTTTATGTATCATGTAAAATGACACGCTCTTGTAGCGACTGACCTGCCGATAGGTAATCTCCCTATGAAAATACACATTGTGCGTCAGAATGAATATCTGTTTGATGTAGTCGCCCTGAACCGTGTTGTCGCGATAGTCGGTGTTGTTATAGCAAACTTCGACCATTTCTCGAATGATAGCACTAACAATAAACAGTGTGTTGCTGTCCATACTGGAAACCGGGTCGTCGATAACCACGATTTTGTCCTTTACTTCTTCGCTGCTATGGCTGCCACGAACAAGGTTGTAGAAGTACAAAAATGCAATAAAATTACGCTCACCTTCACTCAACTTTACCGCAATGCTTCCGTCTTCACGTACAACCTCATACACATTCGGAACTCCCGTCTTCTCACGGAGGCTGAAGCCTTGAAATCCGGAGTCTTTTAGTAAAGCGTTTATGCTGGCAATAGCTGCTTGGGTATTGACTACCTGTTTGTTAAGTTCGGCAATATCGCCCGTTGCGGCATTAAAAGCGCGACGTGCAGCAGTCGCTTTGGCTGTCAGGTCATCAGCTTCTTTTTTTAGCTTTGCCTGTTCAGCCTTATAAGTAGCGACATCACGGCTCAACATGAAAGCAAGATGCTCCCACACCTGATTGACACAAGCTGCCTTTTTCGCCTTCTTGTCATTTACGACATCGTTGTTGGCCTTGATCTGGCGGTTGATATCATCAATGAGAGTGCCTATTTCTATGAGCAGTGAATCCGTATCCTCAAGCGCCACGATAGAGGTGGGTTCCTTAACTTTACCGGAGATGCGCTGCTTGTTGATTTCGATACTGCTTTTTAATAGTGCAATTTTATCCTTGTATTCCACCAAATCTACGGTAGCAAGCACATCCTGCAGGTTTGTTTGGAGCGTGTCTAAAATGGCACCCGTCTCACGTGAATATGTAGCTTGAAATTCCGTAATATCGTCAATGTCTTGCTGGTACTGTGCATCAAAACAAGCCGCAATTTCATCATCAAAACCCGCCGGTAGTTTCTGCTGGCAGAACGGACATTTTCCGTCGGCTCCAGCCACATAGTGATCGTGTCCTTGCCGTACCCAGTCGGTTGCATGAAGGGCCTTCATAAATGCCGTGAATGTTGACTCACTACTACCTACAATGGCTTTATCCATGAGGTCTTTTCCGGGTAACTTTCCATATGTGGTGGAGCTGCCAGCTCTGGAAAAGAGCTTATATACTGTTGCTGAAGTATCGAATGCAATATCGTACATTTTTTTCAGCGCGGCTAAGTCATGCTCAGCGGGTGTCGGAACGGATAAAACAGATTCTGCGAACAAGTTAATTCGCTTTTTGCCCTTCATCGCCTCATCGAATGCGTCCCGAATCGACTTCGACTTTTCCCAACAAGCATTCTGAAAAGTGCTCAAAGAGGCGGTCATAGCATCCTGTTTGCTTCCCGCTGCAGTGGTAAGAGTACGGTACTGCTCATCAAATGAGGCTCTTTCAGCCGTTTTCTGTTCCACCTGTTTTTGAATTTCGATATTTGTATCACATACAGTAAACACGCCTGCGAGGTTCCCGTAATTCTGCAGGTTGTTGTTGATGAAGTCTTGGTCATAAACCAAAATATCATAATCCGCCGCTGACTTGCCGTCCTGCCAAAGTAGGCCGGTATTTGCGCCGATAGCCTGTGCTATCGTGGATTTGCCAGCGCCGTTTCTGCCGTAAAAGAAATTAATAAATGTCGGCTCAACCACGTCTCCGTTGAAGGTGGGGGTATTGAGCGTTATTTTTTTGATTGCGGATGACATTTTTGGCGTCATAATTTTTCTCCTTCCACCGAGATTGGTCGGTATTTACGAAATATCATTTATTGCCTATTAATCTTTGATTTTTCCTTTTCGTACCCATTCATCAACTTCGGAAATTTTGAACTTGTATCTCTTCCCAGCTTTGTTAATGGGGAGTTTACCTTCCCGCATCCATGTGCGGACGGTGTCCTTGCTAACGCTGAGATGTTCTGCAACATCCTCAAGGTTTACCCATTTTTCAGGAACACTGTTTTCTTTCTCGTTACTCATATTGAACCTCCATAATGTGTATATCGAGTTTCTGTGCGGCTATTTATCTTAAAGGAGTGTGTCTATGCCTGCTTTACGCAGTTTTTCTATAATGTTTATCCGCTTAATTGTCCAATGCGTATTGTCGAATTCGTTGAACGCTGAAGCACAGTCAATAGAAATCTCACAAGCAAGTTCATTCAATCTTCTCTGGGGAATTGCATACAGTAGATGAAAAGAAACCTTAATACCGTTGTCCTGAATGCTTATATCATTTACAAATCCGAGGTATGCCTCTTGATTCACTCCCGCACAACAATACTGATGATTTTTGCTTGCGAATATGGCTGGGAAAGTTTTGATTGCTGCAATGGCATTCATATCGAGCTTAGCATACAAGGCTTTCAATTCTGGCGCTATGCTTTCAGTTAATGCACACTTCTTCGGTACGATAAAATATCCTCCAGTAAATGTTTCATCGCCAATAACGAAAAGATTATAATAATCCTCATTCACAGTCCGTCTTGTCGGAAGTGTTACACCGTTTGCCTGAACAACAGGAATGTACACGCTTTTCATGTTTACCACATTGGCCTGGGCAATCAATGTGTTCCCGTCGCCGGGTAGAGTTATATTAGCCGATGCGCCGTTCGACGGAAGGAAGGCCGATGAGATCGGCTGAAGTTTCTCACTCATCTTTTTGCCCTCCGTTCTTAATATTTACTGTATCTACCCTGTTATAGAAGCTGTTGTTATTGCCTGATATGTTGAAATTGAAGAATGTCGGATTGTTGTTTATAACCTGCTGCGTCAAATTGGATGCGGCAGGTTCTTTTTCTGTCGATTGTTCCTCGCTATGAGGTTCATCACTTGTCATAGGCTCATCCACCAAGGGCTCATCAACAATTTCGGAATCTGCACTTTCCTCAAATGGTTCACGATAGGTTAGCGTGATATTCCTTGTTATGAGGTTTGCAAGGTTACCTTTGTATTCGCGCTTTCCACCCCCGGTTGAAGGACACCATAGATCGATTGTTTCCTTACCAAAAGTGTTCTTTTCCGAACGGGTTACTGCGAAATGCCAAACACCTAATAAAAATGATTGTAAGCAAACACCTGTTGCTTTGAGGAGATCGGATTTTGTTATAGTATCGCCGCTTTCCAGAGCAAAGAAAGGTTGACTATCCCCGATGGAATCATCGACTGCAATCAAGGCTAAAAGCTCTTTAACAAAGCGCTCATCTTTTCTCATGCTGCCGGTGTCAACGAGCAAGCCTATAACCTTGCACATTTCGGCTAATACAGAAGGATAGTTTTCTTTGATTCGTGCATTGAATGCAGTCAGCGCTGCACCATCACCAAAAGGGTATATTGAGCCGCCTTCATTGTTACAGGTCTTATATTCCGAAGTATTACCACTAACTGTGCTATCGGCGTATACAAATATGCTCTTCCAATCAGGAACTATCACCTTAGATAAGGCAAACAGAGCTATGGGTTCGGAATATGGCTCTGGAGTCCCTGCATAATATTCATTTGCTCCACGCAAGGGCTTTCTGGCGCGTAAAAATAATGTGAAAAAAGTACCGCCGCAAAGGCGCTGTTTTAAAGTGTTTGTCATAGATTTTCACCATATTTCAAAAAAACTAACTCGGCGAACTCCAAGCAACCAAACGAAGTATGGCTGGCGAACTCGGCGAACAATTTCATGTCCTTGTGAGAAATCGCAGGGGCATTTTTTATTGCTTCTGGATACAGCAAAGCCGGTGCAGGTTACTTACTTTCGTAACTCCCACCAAACCCAACTAAACCATTATATCACGTAGTAAACCGAAATTCAATGACATAATGGTAAATTTTACATTTTTCAACATGTTTCCTCCCTGCGATTGCTCACGCAATTCAAATCACAGGAGGAAATCTAAATGAAAACCCAAGACAATCAACCCACCGAACGCGCAATCTACCTCAAAGACCTGCACCAATGGGTGTCTATCAGCAAAATCGACTATGACAACTATTACCGTGACATCAATGCCTATCGTCGTAGGCAACAAGAACATGGCCGCTGTGTCTGCCCTGCAAGCAAGCGCTATCTCTGCGACATGGACTGCTGCACCTGCCGTTTTCGCAAAGGTGGGGATGAGCTTTCCCTTGACTACACCGTTTCGGACGAGGATGGTAACGAAAAAAGCTGGCTCGATGACTTACCAGACGATTCTCCCAGCGCTCAGTCAGTTTTGGAAGAGCGCGAACTACTGGACGCCCTTCTATGCAAGCTGGACAAGCTCGACCCTGATGGTCGCCGCATCTGTGAACTTTTGCTTCAGGATAAGACGGAACGAGAGATAGCTGCCATCATGGGCATTTCTCAGCAATCCACTATCAACTACAAAAAGAAAAAAGCATTTGACACTTTGCGAGAGCTCCTGCACGACTACATCTGATACCGCACCATCATTCTCCGGCTGCCTTTTTAGGGGGCCGGAGAAAAACTTTTCTCGATTTTCGTTCAAACAGCATTTTCACCTCCATTGGGTAGTGGAAAGAGCAAAACGACAAGCGCTCCTTCCAAGGAGGTGAAACGAATGTATAAGGCACAGACAAGTCCACGGAGCTGCGCAGCAGATGATAGCCTAATAGAAAGCGAGGTGTAAACAATTGGCAACAAATAGAACTGTTACGGTGCTTCCAGCAAGGAAGCATATCCGAAAAGATAGTGATGAAGAAAAGCCAAAACTCCGTGTTGCTGCCTACTGTAGGGTTTCAACCGACAGTGATGAACAAGCTACCAGCTACGATGCGCAGATTGAGCATTACACAGCTTACATCAACGGCCATCCGGATTGGACACTGGCAGGAATTTATGCAGATGACGGCATCTCAGGTACAAATACAAAGAAGCGTGAAGAATTCAACCGAATGATCGATGAGTGCATGGCGGGCAGCATCGACATGGTCATTACAAAATCCATCAGCAGGTTTGCCCGCAATACCCTGGATTGCCTGAAATACATCCGGCAGCTTAAGGAAAAGAGCATACCCGTTTTCTACGAGAAAAAAGACTTCGATACAGCAGAAATCCCCATACTACGGGACTTTTCGGCACTGTAACGAAGCCTTTGGTGTTTAGTTGGTGTTTAAATTTATGTGATGTCATGCGACTACACGCTACAAAGATTTACAAGAATACTCTGGCAATGCTGTTGGCAGGATTCACTTTGTTACCGGATATTTTTTATGGTTGCTATACCTTCTACAACCACACTCTGCTTTAAATGGTTCAGTACAGGCTCTTCGCCGGAGGAAGTACAAAAACCGCCCCAAATAGCTAAAATATTATTTCTTTTTCTTTTTGCGCTTTATAGTTGCTTTTGCCTTGTTATTCCGAATATTAGAGATATATAAGAAATACAGGGTTTGCGGGCTTAACGAAGAGGTAACAAGCGTCCTTCCAAATCCTCGAAACTGTTTATATTGTGCCTCTGCTGTTTCTGGTGATGTGTGGTATTTACCCTTTTGAATTTCAGCTTTCATCATGTTAATAATCGATTTTTCTGTTTCCTTAGGTATGGATTTAAGCTGTTCTAAGAGATCCGCAATGCTTATTGCGTTTGCAGCCGTCTCAAACGCATTAAAAACATCCACGAACTTTTGCGTCTCCGCTCTATTATTTATTGATTTAAAGTAGAAATCTTTACCAGTTGCACTCAGATACATCGGTTTCTGCAATTTGATATCCGCCCAAAGATTACTGACATTCTTGACTTCGTAAGGTTTGCAAATTGGCAATACCGGAGCAGGTTCGTCATCCGGGGGGAATAAATGATAAAACAAAACCTTATTGAGATTGCTTCTATTTATCAACTCGAACAGATGTCGATCGTTCTGGGGAGCTATGCCGATAATTGTCAGTTCACCCGCAAGCATCTCCAAATCATTGAAATGATAGTTGTAGCCAAGCGGTAAATTTTGCTCCATACCAACCATAATGATTTCCTGCTGTTCAGGAGGAAACTCTGACAGGGAATTATTAAATTCGCCCCCGTCGTTATCATATAGCGACTTCAGCTTTTCGAATTCTGGTATCGCAGAAGAAAGAGCCGCAGCAAGTTTATACTTATTATCTCCGCTGTAATCGAGTATCGTATTACAATTACAATGCTGGAAATTTGGCGGGAAGTAGACGGTTTCGCCCCTCTGTTTTCTTAAAAAGCCATATGCAGTATTAGGGTTCTCGCTCAAAGCCACCGTTTCAAAATCACCATGCAAATGATAAACTGGCTTCCCAGAGAGTTTTTCGAGATTGTTATCATAGTTCAGTGTAAACAGTGAATCGAATCCACAAAAAAATTCTTTTGCTTTTTTACAGGCATTTTTATGAATTTGCTGAATCATACCATTACAGTAGATACTATCAAGGATAACTCGTTCAAACCCTTGTTTCATAGAGCCAAATAGCGGTAACAAATCAGCTTGTTCCTGCAAGAATAGGCGCAACAAAAGCAGCCAATCTTCTAAGCCGATTTGTTCCGGACTTGTTACATCCCATGTGTACTTTGCTTTAAAATCTACTAAAGCAGCCACAATTTCTGACTCTTTGGCAGCATCTATTAAAGAATCAAAGCCACACCTACGGGCTTTATTTGCTAGTGATGGCATTTCCATGAAAAGAGCCACAAGTTCGTCGCCAGATATCGAAGGAGATGTGCTTTCTTTGTCTCTGAACAGTTCATCGTATTTTCCTGATTTTACGTCAGCTAATAGACGAACAAGAATCCACTTGTTCAAGAAATCATTCCCGCCAAGCTGAATGTCGAGTCCGTTGCCGACAAGCAGAGACCTTTGCATAAACACCTCTCCTTTCAAAAAAATCAGTACAGCGCGGAGTACGTTTTTATATAAATCTATACACGCTGTCTCATATTCATCTATCTTTGGTAAACTCTTCCGCAATTGCCACTTTGCGCTTTTCCAAAGGAGCAATTTTCCGATTTATATCCTCGATAGCGGCATTGCGGCGTGACTGCACACCATTAAGTTCCGAAGTAGCAGCATCGATTTGCTCCTGAATAGCTTTCTTCTCTTTGCCTTTGAAGATACTCAGAGCGTCCTTGTCGGTCTTTAGTTTGCTTATTCTGCCCTGTATATTCGTAATTTCCGCTTTCCCGGGAACGTTGTTGATTTCCGTGTTAAGTACGACTATCTGTTGGGTAAGGCTTTGAGCTTCAGCTTCAAGCATTGCCTTTTCTTCTGGGTGTGCATTCCAGTATTCTGTGAATCGTTTTTCTTGTGCTTCTCTCTTTTTCTTCAATCGCCTTTCATCATCTTGCTTCTGCCAATATTGCATAATTCTATCCGCACGGTTAGATTCATATCCCGCATTAAACGGATCCGGTTGACTGTATTTCGTTGTGGCATAATCTGGCTCAACTAACCGAATATCATCTGCCAGACTCCAAAATTTATCCAAATATATTTGTTTTTCGGATGCTGAGAAGCCCAAGTAGCCTAACGACGATTCTGAGTAATCCGTCCAATATTGAATTGATTCGCAGGCGTTTTTTAAGTCTGCACACATTCTCTTCTTAAATTCGATAACATTCCCTTTTGACAAATCATCTTCTAAGTCACTAATCAAACTTAATGCATCTTCCAACTGCTCTACATTTGTGAGGTAACGCTGTCTTGTATTCCACATTTGATCCCAATGCGAATCAAAATATTTATCATTTAACTCGGATAGATTTTGTTCCATTAAATCTGTAATGGCGTTGTTAATATTAAATAGAGCAACGGCAAACTCATTCTTTAAGTCAACAACTTCGGCTTCTGTCAAATTGGAGCGATTTATAATTTCAAGAGCCAATGTAATGCCTTGGTAAATTTCAGAGGTTCGCAAGTTGCCGAGCGTAGACTGCCAAGCACCCGCTTTACCTTTCTCATATATAGCACGCCAATTTTCCGAATCAACTTCTATTACCTTAGTGAAATATTCATATGCTTCTTTATGGTTGCCCGCAGATGCCGCAGCATGACCCATTTTCATCCAGCTGTCAGTCATATGAGAGTTATCTATACGGACAGTACCTTTTATCTCTTGAACTTTCTCCTGCATACGTTCTTTAGTGTGCTCCATCCCACAGCTATCGCAAACCGCGATGCCGCCGGAACCCATTGTCAATTTGCCTCCACAAATATCGCAAACAAGTGCCGCCATAGTTATTCCCTCCTATTTCAATAGCTTTGATTTATTATTTCGTTCCAACAGCAACATTTCTATTTGCTTAACCGAGTTCAAAATGTCGGCTGTTGGCTGAGTTTTCAGAGAGGTTATTTTTGCGCTAATATTATCTTCAATAGGAACCAGTGAATCGTCGCTCATCGGATCACTGTATTTAAGTTTATCCGCGAGGGCTTCGAGAGCCTCTTTTGCGGCGGCATCTGATTGCGTCTCGGCAATCAATTCAACATCAGCTTGCAAGCCCTTGATTGCTGAAATCTTGCGCTGAACCTTTTCTTCTACCCGTGCAATTTCTTCTCTCCCAACCTCTGAAGTTATCAAGCAAATTCCAGAACCTCCGAGAATAACGGCACAACTGATTATCGAAATCCAGTTTGCAATCCACGGAAGAGCTAAGAATACACCGAATGCGACTAGCTGGATTATCAGATAAACAATACCAACATGGATTATTGGTAACCCTAAGAATTTACTTTTGAGTGTTCCAGCCTTGCTGAATGCCAGATTCCATATAAATATCTGTGCCGAAAAAGCGATTACTGTAAAGGCATACGCGATCCAAAATGCGGAAGTCTTGTCTGTCGGAACTGCGAACGCGATAACATTGAAAAGGACAAACGATATGGCTAATACTATGTACCCTAACTTTTTATTCTTCGACATTCTTTATCCCTCCCTCTTTGTGCCGCATTTAGGGCAGAATTTGCCGGGCTTGATGAACTTGAACCCGCATTTATTGCACACATCAGGTAAACTTAGCTGAGTTCCGCAATTATCGCAGAATGCCGCGCCGGGGGTGATTTCCTCACCACAAGCGTCACAGAACCGATTAGGAGCGGAAGCGTTCGGCGTTCCAATCGAAGCGAATGCTTCATTGAAGGTGCCACTTACTGCGCCGCCGACCGCACCACCGATTCCAGCCATCATGCCTAATCCGATTCCTGCACTGCTGAAGTTCCCAGCACCTTCGTTTGCGGCAACCTTTTCAGCAACATCGAATCCACGCTCTTGCTGGTAGGAGTAACCTTCGGTAGTTCGCTTTTGTGCGATTCCCTGAGCCTCAATCACCATACGCTGGGCTTCGGTTTGCTGTTCGATGATGCCTACTCTCTGTTGAAGTTGGGCTTCAGCAACATCGGCGTATTGCCTGTAATGCAAATCCTTGAACTTCTCATATGTAGGGTCACCGTCCGGCTTCACAATCGTGGTGACGAAGAAGCGTTTCAGTGCAACACCGTAATCCGAGAAGTCTTTAATCAGGCGTTCCCTGATTTCCGTGGAGAAGCTCTCTAGATGCTCGTCAATCTCAAATATATTGATAGCACTGGCTTTCATTGTTTGTGCAATGTAGGTTTTTACCTTCGTCATCAGGAAAGCCCGGAAGAAAGCCACCAGCTTTGGTTGTTCCAAAACACGCTCCGTGCCAACGAGTCTGACGAGTAGTTTTCGCGAATCGTCAACAGAAAGAGCCATTTCACCGCTTGCACCAATGGAAAGCGGGAATTTATATGTAGGTTCTACATACTGCACCTTGCTGTCGGTTCCCCAGCGAATCGCCATCTGCTCGGTCTTATTGATGAAATAGACTTCGCAATGAAACGGCGTTTTGTCGCCTGTCGGTTTGTTGAGAAACTTCTTGATGAGCGGGATATTTTCGGTTTCGAGCGTGTACCGACCCGCTCCAAACAAATCTAACGCCTGACCGTTCATAAAGAATATCGCTTCCTGCGACTCATGAACAATCAACTGTGTAGTTGTGTTGAAGTCCTCACAAGGATGCTTCCATATGAAGGTAGAATTATCTCCTTCATACTTGATGATTTCGGCAAGTTGCGCCATAAATTATCACTCCCATCAATTAATTCTTATATTTGAACAAGCTTGATACGTAAGAAGTTTTATTTTCATTCCTCATAGTAACATTAAAAAGTATCATCCGGCACATAGTCAACGATGTCCCCATAATTGGCATCCAACGTTTTACATATCTTGTCCAGCACACTCAGCATGACCGGCTCGTCCCGGCGCAGTTTTGTCATCGTGTTAGGAGACACACCGGAGGCTTTTCGCAAGTCGGCCTTGCTCATTTTCTTGTCTACGAGCAGTTTCCATAGCTTGTTATATGAGGTAGCCATATTACGCCTCCAGCCTTAATACACAATAATCTAAACTATATAATAGCACAAAATATCTCAAAATACAATACTGTTTCGCACATTATAAGAAAATGTCCTGCGGAAAACTTTTAATTTTCTGATACATCTCTCGAAAATGACTTGCTATTCTGTGCATTCAGAGCGAATATACACATACCGAAAAGAAGGAACCGGGCTGACCGGAACGGTGAACGAAGTGTTCAGCGTCCATTGGTACAGCCCATCGAGCAAAGGGAGTCGCAAAACGCGACAGCCTTTTAAGAAGATTAAAAGAACGGAGGATTTTTACATGAAAATGACAATACCCTACAACATCACAGGCAAGCAGAGAAAGCAGCTTGCCGAGGACATCAGCGTAGCGCTGCACACCATTCCCAACCACTCACTAAGCACCGACATCTAAATCGCTCTGTCACGTTCAAAATCATGACTTTGGACTTGTTCCCGCGAACAGATATTTTCACGTTTTTATCACTTCGATTTTTCACTCTCAAACCTTTGAAAGCCTTTGTTTACAGGCTTCTTACTACACTTGCTTGTTAACCCTTGTTATCAATACGACCGTCTCAACGTGGAACGATAGCATCAGATTGATGTCTGGTATGTGTTTTGCTGATTTTCTGTTCGTGGGAATATGTCGATAGTGGTTTTTATGGGCATTATCCGTGCGTGGAAACATGTCCACTGAACTTTTATGCTTTTATCCGTTCTGGGAAACAAGTCAATTATATCGTACAGGTTCATGTCCTACCATATTGATAAAATCCACCACCCGAATGCAAATCGTTAAAAGTTGGACACCCTTATCGCTGATTGTCCTTCGCAGCGAATTTTCTAAATTCTGATGTTCTTTTGATTTTAGCGATCAAGAACAAATCAGCTGCAACTGTATGGCATATGTTTCTTTAAGATAAGATGAAGCACTACATAGTACATCGTGCATAGGTTGTGTTATTCTTTTGCTGTCAACACCCGGCTGTACAATGTATACACTAAATTCAGGTCTAAAAAATTTAAGTTTCTTTTTGAGCGATTGAAGTGTCTTGCCATCACCTACTTCGAAGCGAGTACCTTGCGGCTTTGACAGTCGTTTGCTTTCTCTCTCAATCAACCTGTCTATAAGTTTGTCTATGCGAGGATACCAGTTCACACACTTCTCCGCTTGTCCGCAAACCTCATACAAATCCTTAACTCGGAAGCCTGCTTCACCTCCGCCAGAAAACTTGCAATGGTACAATTCAAACCTGATTGCTGTTGGCTCTTCAATTATTGCAACAACATCGGCGATTTCGCCCTTGTCATCATCATCAAATATAACGGCATATTTATTCGTTGATTTCAGCATAGAAATCACTTTATATTGGATACTATCATTTGCTTTTACACCTATGCCAGTCTGCCATTGTGATTCCTTCTTTATGTCAACCCCATCCCAGTTAAGCACAGTGATGTTGCCATTGCTAAATTTTGTATCATGAATTTTTGCTCGCGTTAATAGATTTCCATCAAGCGATGACTGGTCGCAAAACCGTATTTCAGGCGGGTTTTCGCAGAAATATTCCGATAAATACCGTTCCTTCTTCCTGTCGCTTACCAATATTAAATCCCCGCTTTTGTGCGACACCATAAAACCGTCACTATATTTATCTGACACTTCAAGAGTAAATTCCTCGCTCATTTGACCATTTGACACCGAAAAGGTTAGTGGTGACGAGTTATCTTCTACTGTTAATGCAATATCGAAGTTTATCAGATAGTCATCCATGACCCCAGCTTTTAAGTAATATGAGCTGCTCAAATATAATTCGATAGGGAAGTCAATTCCATATGGTACTGCGTCAGGTCGACTCGTGACAACGGTTTGGATTAGTGCGCCTTTTAAGATTTCCTCTACGCTAATACTGCTGTCCAGAATTTTGTCGGCCACCTTATTACACCATTCAATCCAGTAATCCAATGTCTCTACCCACTTTGCCCAAACAGTACCTTTATAAGAACACCCAATACTAATATCTTTGCCGTCTTCATACCCTACACCGAATAGATTTGACTTTCTCACATTCACTTTTTGTGCTTCAGTGAGTCCAGCTTCTACATCGATACCGGCATACATTTGATACCTGATATGCCCTCCGTTCTTAGGCTTCAGACCTACGGTTGCAAGTTTTAGTCGGTTGACACCTGATAAGCATCTGAATAAATCTTCATCTGCTTTTCGTTTCTTGGAAGTAAATATTGCTGAGGCAAAACGGTCAGCTAATCCTTTGTCGGTAGTGTTGATGAAAAAGACTTTCTTCTTTTCATTCCAGTATAGAATGTGTAATTGCCAAGTAAGGTCAACTATGTCTTTACTGGTTGTCCAGTCAACAGAACTTATATCGCGTTCCGTGATAATTAATATCTTAGCCTTTTGGTTAACACAGCAATGACTGTGTTCGGGATTGAAAACTGAATCCCAGTTCCCCCAATTCCAATTTTTGTCGTCAGTATGATACATAAACATACTGACTTTGGGTCGAATTTGTGAAATAGGAATTTCTTCTTTTCCCGTAAAGTCTCTGACTAACTCTTGCAACCGCTCCTCTTTGCTTATTTTATCTTCAGAAATTTTCTTTAGGAGTTCGCTCCAATCCGCGTCTTGTGAATACAATTCCTGCAAGGCATCTTCGATATCATCATCTGCAATATTAGCTACGACCGAAGCATTACCAAGATTGCCTTGCGAGCGTGCAAAACGCCCGATAAACTGGATAGTTATTGGAATTGATTTATACTTGTCATGAATGGCGCAAATCTTCAATTGAGGAATGTCTATGCCCTCTCCAAACATATCTACGCAAACAATGATTTTTGCTTTTCCGCTTTTTGCATCGGCAATCGACTGCTTATTTCCTTTTTGACCACTGACGATAAGAACTGGACTGTGCTTATCAAAATGTTGACAGTAAAGATTATATAGTTCTTCAGCTCGCTTTTTGGTTGACGCGCGAACTAAGAGCAAATGGGGATATTCATTTGATAAATCAGTTTCAAGAATTTCTACAGCTTTATTAGCAATGGCTAAATCTTTTTTATCGTAGTCAAACTCAAGAATCGGATAAAAGTTAATTGGCTTGAAATAGCCTTGTTTTTGGGCAAGTGACAATGGGAAGTTATATATTATCTTGCCGTCAATTTTTTGCCCATCATCTCGAAATGGTGTAGCTGTAAACTGGATGCAAAGCCTACCAGCAAACTTCAGCTTTGTTCTATGCCACGATTTTGCAGGAGTATGATGCGCTTCGTCAACAATCAATGTATCGCAGAGTTCAGACAAGACATTAAAATATTCGTCAGTAAAACCGCTTAGAAGCGAAGCTGTCGAAATAATAACATTACTTCTCTCGATAATGTTTTTTAGTTCATTCTTATTCGTCGGAGATGAATTGAGACAAGCGATAACTGGGTTAAGGCATTTATCACTTATTGCGTTGAACTCACGCAGCCTTTCTAACTTTAAGCATCTCTCTACAGTCTGTTGGCGAAGTAAATTACTGGGAACAACGATAAGTGTGCGTTTACGGCATTCAGACACAATTGTTGCAAACATAGTTTCTGTTTTTCCTGTACCGGTCGGCATAACAACAGTTACAGGGGCTTCGGAAATAGTCCAATGGGATTTTACCGCAAAAATTGCGCCTAACTGCGCGGCGCGAAAACCTTTAGTCGATTCTGTTTCGACAACATAATCAAAGACGTTTTGTTTCCAAGTGCAGACTACTTCGTCTGCACTTGGAAACTCATCAACTACGGGAAAATAAGCTAAGTAGTTATTGCCTATGGCTTCCTTTTTGAATTCCATTGAACTTTCCTCCTGTACTGCAATTGCTTAATTTCTCAAATCCGCTCTGACGCACCCGCAGCGTCCGGCAGTTTTCAGGCGCCGACCGCACAGCCTACTGCGAGAAACCGTCATTGGTTTCGTCTTGCACTTCGAGTGAGACCTTGCTCCTTATCTTCAAACACCGAACCTGCAGTGTCCGTCAGTTTCCTATGCAATTCAATACACTACACCAGTCCAGATGACAAGAGTGCATGCAATGCACCCCATCGGTTTTCCATCCAACAAAAATAGGTTGATACTTTTACCGCATGTTGGTATTTGATTCTTTCTCCTACGACTTTTTCAGCGGCCGCCATACCATAGTGTCATATAGTGGTTGGAGCATCGTCATGACACGAATAACCTCAGCGGAAATGCTCTCTTTGCTTTTTAATATCGGATCGCCTGGCTCGTAATATTTTATCAAATATGATTCGTATCCATCCGAGTCATTGACCTTAAACCAGTCACAGAAATTTTCGACTGGGTCGTTATCAACTCGAAAGGGTTCTGCCCCATTTTCTATTCGCCATTCAAAGCCGTGTCCCACAAGGTTTCTCATTTCAGTTTCAATCTGCGGGCGCTGTTCAAACAGCATTTTAAATTGATGCTCACTGAGTTTCATGCGGTCTATCGCATCATTTCGAACTGCTAAAAACAGATTTATATCAAACCCACCACTGTTGATGCTGAATTGTAAGCAACCATGCTTTTGGAAGCCATAAGCATCGTCATCACTTTCGCGTCCAGCGTTAAGCCAGTCAATCTCATGCGGTAATTTCCCGTACCGAACGCCAATCCAGCCCACGGAATGGTGGTTATATATGTTTGGTTCGACGGTTGAAGTGATATTTTTCTCTCGTTTATGATGTGCAATACCAAGACTTCTAATTTTAGGGTATATCATTTGGTGGACAGCAAGCATTTTTTGTTGAACGCTTAATCTACGGTGGCGGATTTGGGCATCGTTACTTTGAGCGTTGCGTGAAAAAAATGTCTCGTAGTCCTCAAAAGAAAAGTAGCTGTCTGACAAATCATAATCATCTTCACGAAATGGATCTTCTTTTTTAGAAAAACCAGTAAGACGTTTTTTTAGAAACCACTGTGTTTGATTTAACTCATCAAGTGCAGGTTGCAGTTCCTTATAGTAAGTTATCACTTCACTGCTGACCGCAGTTGAAAGCCTGTCGCAATATCTGAAAAATTCAAGGACTTTCTCTAATTCTTCTTTGGAGGGTATTCCAATATAATCAAATTCCATGTTTCGGGTAAAACCGCCCGCCGTTAAATTCGACGAGCCATAAATAAGTTTGGTTTCTACTCCGGAAAGCAAGAACACCTTGGCGTGAAAGCTCTGGTCAAACAAAACCTTTACAGTGCTAATTTCAAATAACTGTTCAAGCAAATCCCCCGGTTTGTCGGACGAGAATTGCTCGGATAAATAGAGCAAGATGCGTTCCTTTGAAAGCTGATACTTCTCCAGGAGTTGACGCACAATTGCAACACCTTCGGCGGAGATAAAAGCTGTGGCTATTTGAATTGATTTAATTGAGCCACATGAAAGCAGTTCTTCAGTCAATGTCAGATTGTTTTCAGTCTTGCCTTTCCAGTAAAACATAGAAATCTCCTTATCCCACCAGTATTTCGGCTCTGCTACCACCCGTACGGTCTTTGATCACGACGATTTTGCGACCTATTTTTTCATCAAGCCCAGTAACATGTGATATTATCCCAACAAGGCGATTGGTCTGCGATATACTCATCAACGCCTGTATTGATTGTGACAGTTTCGTATCATCTAATGAATCGAAGCCCTCATCAACAAACATCGAATCAAGACGTATGCCTCCAGCATTGTTCTGTATTTCATCCGAAAGACCAAGTGCAAGCGACAGAGAGGCGATGAACGACTCACCACCTGAGAGCGTTTTTGCATCGCGTTCTGTACCATTGTAGTGGTCAATGACATTCAAGTCTAAGCCGCTTTGTCCCTGCTTGCCGCTTACATCTCGCCGCTTTAACTCGAACTGGCTATTTGACATCTGAAGAAGGCGAATATTTGCCCGCGCAATTATCCTGTCGAAGTACGCTGCTTGGATATAGGTTTCCAGTTTGATTTTTTCTTTGCCGCTAATATCTCCGTTTGCTGTGTCGGAAATTTCTTTCAACCACTTGTAACGAACTTCGAGCTCCATGATGGCTTTAGCCGTTTTGTTAATGTCGTTCAACGCAGTTTGGTTGACAGACTTTCGTGTGCCGACAACACGGTTGATTTCGCCCAATCCACGCTGTGTGCTTTCAATAGTGCCTTTTTCTTGTTTTAGTGCATCCAAATCCAAAGGTTGTGAATCACCAAGCTGTGCTTGCAATGTTTGTATCTCCGTTGCTGTGCCGTTCACTTTCGTTTTTGCTGTATCATATGCGGTCTGGACGGTTTGGAGGGCATCTTCGTAGCCTTTCTTTTTGGTGCTGAGAGCGGTGATTTCCGCTTTGGCATCTGCCTCATTCTTAAATTTGAGTTCCGCTGCCTGCTTGTCCCTTGTTTTGCTGTCGGCGTCAATCTGCGTGGTCAGTGCAGCGACTTGTTCTTTGGACTTACCAAGAGCCTCGCCGACTTTAATAAGGTTACTCTCGGAAGTAGGTATCGCTTCTTCAAGTTCCTTTTTTCGAGCTATTCTTTTCTCTTGCTCGGCGAGTTTCTCATTGACTTCCGCAAGTCCTGTTTTGACCTCAGTTAACGCACTCTCCAAAACCGACGGGATATTATCGAACAAGATTTCTCCCAATAACGTCGTTGCAGCGGTTATGATTTCGTCTCGCTTAGTACCGCTTTGCCCGTTCAAGTTGCTTGCCAAGCCACTGGCAGTAGTCATTTCTGATTCTGCAGCCTCAGCGGCCTTCTTTGCCTTATCAAGTTCCGCCTTTGTAGGAGCCTTAACAGATAAAACCGCAGGATCAGGATGCTCGGTAGAACCGCAGACTGGGCAGGGTTGTCCATCTTTCAGTTCTACTGCCAATATCCCCGCTTGCTCATCGAGATACGCCTTGTTAAGAGTTTCATATCCATCCCGCTTAGTCTTTGCAATTGTAGACTTTTCGGTGTAATCGTCTTGTGCCGCTTTGAGTTCAGAAAGCAGTCTGCTATAACCTTCGAGCAAAGCGGTTAACGAACCAATACTGCTCTGCTTTGTGGTCAGCTTTCCTTGTTGGCTACGCAATGTTTCGGCTATGACTTCGGCATCCACTAAAGACTTGAGTTCCTCTTTTGCGGTCTTAAGCGCAGATGTATCGGAGGTTTGTTTCTTTTGTAAGTTATCGGCATTTTGCTTTTCGACAGATAACTTTTCCTCGTTTAACTTTATCGAATCGATAAGATTTTGCAGTTCCTGATATTTAGTCAACGACCGCTCTATTTCAGAAATTTGAGTTTTTACGGACTCGTATTCAGGCTGTTTAGCTTTTTCCGCGTTTAAAACGGATTCAGCTTCATTCTGAGCCGCCATTTCAGAAGGGAGACGGTCTTCCGCAGCTTTTAAAGCGTCACGCGCTTTCTTATCCTGCTCGGCTTGCCCGACCCTCTGGTTTATTTCAGCCAGTTTGACGCCCACTTTCTCCAACAATTTCTCATTTGCGGAGAATGCTTCATCGTCGGCAGAAATAATTAGTGTAAGCCATTCGATGACATCACCCGCCAATAAGAGCCCAGACTTGGCATCGGAGAGTTTTTGCGTGTTTTCTTCGTCGTTCGCATCTACTTGAACATTACCGAGGCTAAAGTCGTAACCGCGCCGTTGCTCTTTGATTTCTGCAACGAGTCCGTTCGCGTCCTTCTTAACTCTGTCTTGAAATGTTTTGTAGGCGTCCGTATAAAAAATCTTACGGAATATCTCGATTCGGTCTTCGGTACTGGCGTGAAGGACTTTCAGAAATTCACCCTGTGCTATCATCGCAATCTGGACAAACTGCTCACGGTTGATACCGAGTATTTCCTCGACCTTGGTGTTGACCTCTCTAAGTTTCGTCACAATGCGGTCGTCTGGTAGGTGCAGTTCGGCATCAGCCTTTTCCTCTGTTGTGCCTTCACCACGTTGCTTTGCCCGCACATAAGCCGGATTACGTTTGATAAGGTAGACCTTATCATGGTATTGGAATGAAAGCTCAACATAGGTTTCTGCATTCTCTTGTGCGTACTTGCTACGCAGCATTTCTGCTTTCCTGTTGTCACCGCTTGTTTCCCCGTAGAGTGCGAAGGTAATGGCATCGAATATGGTTGTTTTTCCCGCTCCAGTATCACCAGTAATGAGGTATAGCCCTTCATTGCCAAGCGTTTGAAAATCAACGGTCTGTTTGTCTGCATAACAGCCAAAGGCAGACATGGTCAGTTTGAGAGGTCTCATGAGTTCGACACCTCCTCCCAGATTTCGTTGAATAGGCTTGTTACATATTTTGATTGCTCTTCACTCATCGGCTGTCCGTTTTGCATTTCGAACAGTTCCCCGAATAACTGAGATGGCGTTTTCTTTTCCGTGGACGCTACCGTTTCGAGAGAACTCGCTGCCTGTGTTCGTCTGTTATCGTACTCCAAGCGCATCAGGTTAGGGTAGACGTTTCGCAGTTTTGACATCGCATCCGGCTCATCGTGCTCATCTGTCAACACAATATGGATATAGTCCTCCGTGTTCGTACCCCGGTAGCTGTTACGGTTCATAATCTCGTTGTATGTGCCGCGAACTTCACGCATATCACGGAGCGGTACAAGCGGCAATTCAGTGATTTTTATCTTGCCCTTGACATCCATATCAACGACTGTCACAGATTTTGTATGGCTTGCTTCCGAAAACGAATATTTGAGCGGGGTTCCGCTGTATCGAAGGGTTTCTCGACCGATCTGCTGTGGACGGTGAATATGCCCTAATGCAACGTAATCAAACCCATCAAAAACCGAGCCATCCACATTCTCCGAACCACCGACAGAGATTTCTTCAGATTCGCTTGTAACTGCCCCGGTAACAAACTGGTGGGCAATCAGCACATTTCTTACTGAAGTGTCAAGATTCGCATTGCTCAAAGCTGCGGATACGGCGTTCGAGTATGTAGTTATATCCCTGTCAGGAAAGTGCTTGCGGACCAGGGACGGCTTGAGATACGGTAGCATCCAGATATTGATATCGCCATATCTGTCGGAGAGAGTTATAGGATTCATTTTGCCATTATACGACTGCACAATATGCACGTTACTGTTTTTCAACAATTCCGCGCCGAACGCCACACGCTCAGCATTGTCGTGGTTGCCGGAAACTATAAACACCGCAATTCCCAGTTCGTTGAGCCAAACAAGAAATCTATCCAATAGTTGGACGGCCTCTACAATGGGCATAGCTTTATCGTAGACATCACCTGCGATGAGGATGGCATGCGGTTTATTCTCTTTGGCAAGCACAACAATTTTTTGCAGGATGTCCCACTGGTCTTCCAGCATGGAAAACTCGTTGACACGCTTACCGAGATGCAGGTCGGATAAGTGAAAAAATTTCATGTGGCAACTCCCTCCTTAGAAGTGTCTACTCTATCGATAACTGCTCGTGCGAAGCTTGTTTTGCGAGATAAGTAAAACTCGACTGCGGTCGGATTTCATCGTGAGAAATAAGAACATACTTCCACGGTTTACCGCCGTTTTCGGTGTTGAATTCACTGGCGGCGCGGCAGTATTCTTCTGCGGCTTCCTGCTTTTCAAGCACGTCCGCATCTCGCATCTTGTTGCTCGCTTTCGGTTCGCACATATAAATTGTTTCGGCGGTCTCAACAATGAAATCTGGCTCATAACGGCTCGCGCCGCCTTGTCCCCAGTAGATGTTAAACTGACGCGGCGCGGGACGCAACCAACGAAGAACGGCATTATCGTTCTCCAGCACGACTGCAAAAGTTCGCTCCGTGTCACTGTCGAATTTGTACAGCGTATGACCTGCTTTTTTAAATCCGCTGAATATCTTGGACTTCACATCAGATGCCGCCATAGGCGTCCGCAAGTCATATATCTCATCCGATTTAAACTTGCCGCCGAAACTCGGTTCAATCCTTGTGAATGGGCGCATATTGGCTGCCCTATAGCTGACTTCCTCTTTATAAAAATGCTCGTTCATCTGCGCGTAGATGATTTCAGCGATGGTGCGCTGCCGATCGCGCATGACTTTTTCCGTTTCCTCATCATTCAAGTACGACAAAAAGTGCCGCTTGGCATCTGTGATAAGTGAATAGATGAGGTCTGAACAAGTTGCGTAGTCCACGTTATCATGGACGATAATATGTCGGACAATCTCATTTTCCACTGTATCAATCTTTGCAAATGCAACTGTTCCTGTTTCCAGCGTAAAGGTTTCGCCGCCCTCCATGAGTTCCGTGCCGAGGAGTGTGTCGTCGGACGGATGCCAACGCATACGGCTCGTATCAAGCGTGAAGTCATAAAATCCACGCTTAACTTCGGTATGGGGCTGAACGACTGACTGCGGTATCGGAATGACGTTTTCTGTGAGGGCTTGGGCACAAGTTTCGATTGCTTTCGTGACAACTGCTGTTAAGTCCTCTTCTTTTAGCCCAAATTCGGGAAGTTGCTGTATGGCTTGCGTAACAATACTGCCATGCACCCATTTGCGCGTTTGTTCATCATTAATGGCATTAATATTCCGAACCTGCCTGTTAACCTCGACCACCGTTTTAGCGGTTATACTTTGGACAATGCTTGCGATAAGCATCGTCTGGTCGGGCGTTTTTTCAGCTTTGTATTCGTCCGTCGCCGTTTCACGCAGGGTAAACGCCAACTGTTGTGTGAAGCTCTCGCCGGAGGTCAACGCGTCATAAACTGTCGGAAGAGGTACGGTTTCGCGCCCGTCTTCGCTTTCGGGAAGTTCTTGTTCCTCAATGTAGTAAATCTTACGGACAAGTGAGTTCGGGTCTTTAGCAAGGTCTACAATCGCCTGATAACGGTCGTGACTGACGATAGAGAGTCTGTCAACCTCATCCACTCCTGCTCTCTGACCATAAGGCAAACGCAAACCTCTCCCAATGGTCTGTTCCGTGAGTGTTTCGGATGCCGAAGCGCGGAGAGGGATAATGGTATAGAGGTTCGTCACGTCCCAGCCCTCCTTGAGCATATTGACGTGAATGACGATTTCGATTACATTGGTGGTCAACTCAAGCGAGAGTAGCAGCTCTATGTTCTCGTCCTTTTCCGAGCCGCGCTGTGCCGAGTTGATTTCCAATACCTTATCTTTGTAATATCCATGAAAGAAAGCATCCGAAGTGAGATACTCGCGTATTTCCCGAGAGTGGGTTGTATCTTTGGCAACAACAAGCACAAACGGCTTAACAATGGACTTGCCGTGGGTACGAGCGTACACATCCAGTCTGCTTTTTGTTTCTTCGTGCAGACGGATGCCGTCGTTGAGTTTTTCGCGGTCAAGTTGTTGCGGGGTATATTCTTCATGGCGAAAATCCCGGCGAGTGAATACGGCGGGGACTTTGACGTAAAGCCCGTCGTTCAGCGCATGAGCAAGAGAGTATTCATACACCACGTTATTGAAATCGATCTTCCGTGCGCCTTTTTGAATTTGTGGTGTTGCGGTAAGTTCCACACCAAGGACTGGGTGAAGCTCGTTTATGGTGTCAAACCCTCTGTCGGCGTGGTAGTGGTGGCTTTCGTCCATAAAGATGCAGAGGTCGGGCAAGGATTGTAAATACGAAAAATAAGACTGCCCAAGAACCTCCTGCAAGCGGCGCATCCGTCCGCTCTCTGAGTTCAGTTTGCTGATGTTAAAGACGTTGATGGTAACGCCGCCTTCAAACAGCGACATCTGACGGAATTCTTCGTAATTGTCGCCATCGATAATGCGTGGCGCGTTGACGAACTTATCTAAACCTCGAAACACGTACTTTTCATTGTTCGGGTTACCGAGGTCGTTTTTCAGCTTCTTATAAATCGTGAGGTTGGGGGCCATCACAAAATAATTATTGACACCTTTCTCGTAGTGCAGATAGGCAATCATTGCGCCCATCAATCGAGTTTTGCCTATGCCCGTGGCAAGGGCGAAGCATACCGACGGAAAGTCCCGCTCAAAACTGGTGAGTGTTGGGAACAGTTCACGGATTTTTATGAGTTCCTCATCCAAGTTCGGTGTTTTTGAGAGGGAGAGTATATCCACAATCCGCGCGAACCGCTCCAAGCTCTCCTTCTGAGGGGGACGGAGGGCAAGGCGATTGTCAATGTATTTTGAGTTATAGGAGTATGATTTCGCCGAATAAGGTTCTCTAAGCATCTTCTCCGTCCTCCCATTCGTCTTCGTCCAGTTCGGGGGGATTTACAATATTCAGGTTGTAGTTGTCCGCACCATACTCACACTTATCGAGAACCGACTGCGGAATTTTACGGACATTTATGTTCTCGTAGCGTTTGCCAAGACCAATATCAAATGCCGGGGCGCAAATAAGCAGACGTTCATACTCCGGCAGGTCGCGGGAGATATCGTCAAGCTGTGCCGCCGTAAGGTATTCGGTTGTGACGAAGATGAAGCTGCCCGCCTGACTTTTTCCCTGTTTCCAGAACACATCGGTATCAGGCGCATAATCGTAGCCATTGAGTTTGGCGATTGCGGCGACGAGCATTTGCGCATTATACTTGTCGTTAATGACAGATTGGCCGTGCTTGTCCGTCACAATCAGCGTGGATGCAAGTTCGTATAACTTGAAACCGCCACCGCCTTGCCAGTCTACGGCTTTAGAAATGCCGCCTTGTTCGCCGTCCACTACTTTTTGCAAGCGGGGCAGGCAGTGAGTATAACAATGCTCGCCTAGTTCGATACCGATATATCGCCGTCCCATCTTGTGAGCAACTGCGGCGGTTGTGCCTGAGCCGAGGAACGAGTCAAGAACGAGGTCGCCGGAATTAGTTGCCAGTTGTAGAACATAATTGATTAACAGTTCTGGCTTCGGGGTACTGAACAGGCTGGTTACCGGAACCTCAGGGAATAAGTTTTTTAATTCATATTTTGCTTTACGAGTATGCCCTGTCGTATCCAAATCCGTCCATAATGTTGACGGTGGCAATCCTTCCATATCATTAAGATAAGTTCGCCTTATTAGTCGCGTTTCATCCTCCGAAAATCGGATTTCACCTGTTTTCATCTTTTCTTGGATGGTTTCCCATGACCAACGCCAGCCATTCGGTGGGTGCTTAATAATTTTCCCGTTTGGAGTGGTGATGTTGTACTGGAGATTTACTCTCAATCCCGGATTATTAACAGGATTTCCGTCAAACCATGGGCCCCGCGGGTCATTGTTGGGATTCTTAAAGTGCGTTCGTTTACTCGGATCATTAAGAAACTTCGGCCTCCATCCGGGATTCCGACCATAAACTAAAATATAATTGTGGTCAATCGAAAATGTTAAAGCATTATTGTTACTATTATCAGAATTGCGCCAACACACTGCACTCACGAAGCAATTGCGGCCAAATATTTCATCGCAGACCACTTTGAGATAATCGCGTTCTTCGTCATCAATGCTAATCCAAATACTACCGTCATCACTCAACAAATTACGCAGGATACGCAGGCGCGGAACCATTAGCGATAGCCAGGTGGAGTGTTCTAAGTTGTCGTTGTAATGTTCAAAAGCGCTGCCCGTGTTATATGGAGGATCAATATAGATGCACTTCACCTGCCCGGCGAATTCCTGCTCCAAGGCTTTCAGCGCGAGCAGGTTATCACCGTGGATCAGCATATTATCAGCGGCGGGGTCGCCGTAATCCTTTGAAGCATCGTGAAGCAGTATACGTGGTTCGACAGCGGGCTCATCGCCCTTACCAATCCACGTGAGCTCAAGTTTCTGCATATATAAAATCCTCCTATACTATCTCGAACGAGAAAGTCATTATCGTTTCGGTTTCGATTTCGCCGTTTAAACGGGTGCGGATATCTTCCTGTAAAGCCTCATTCTCAAGGGTAATCCTATCTTCTTCGAGGCTTATTTCCCGCTCCATTTTTTTGCGCTTATCTTCTAAGGCGGTAATCGCCGATCGTTTCTCCAACATTTCATCAAGAGAGCAGATATCCTTTGAAGTTCGAAAATCCTTACGTTTTTCTGCTATTTCCTTTTTCAGGGCTTTCAGTTGCTTTTGTAATCCTTCTTTTAAATCTTCACTGAAAGCGTCCAGTTTTTCGACCTGCTCCAAGAAATACATCTTGTTGCGTTCGGCGATATCATCCTTTTGCCGTTGAATACCTTCCTGCCGCCGCCTGATAAGAGTTTCCGATTCGGGCGAACACTCGCCGACGATATCGGCCGGTAGCTCCATAATACGGTCAATTATATTGCCTGCATCATCGCCATCAATGAGTGTACCATCGTTGGTGACAACAGATACAATCAGATGCTCCTCATTGTCAATACCCCTATGCGTCAGCTTGTCGATTGAGATGATGCCGTTATTCAGAGTAGGATGGCTGTCCAAAAAGCTGATATGGTCTTTCTGTGGCAAGTCTGAATGATTAAACCGTATGGCAACGGGAGGCGCATTTGTATTCATTGCTTCAGCAATCCACTTGGTGCAAAGTTCACCATCCCGGCGCAAAAACTCATCATGTAGTGCTTCTGCGTCTTTCCAACGGAGGTTATAAGTCTTACGCTCGCCATTTTCTATGTAAGCAAAGCGCCATTGGTCGAGAGGCTCAACCCGTTCCGCTCCCCACATAGTAAAGAAGTTACAAAGCCACCGGGAAAACTTGTCGAGTTCTGCTTTTGTCCCCTCGTGACAGTCTTTCAGATGTTTGAAAACATCCTCATCGAAATTTTCCAATATAGACTGCCGCGCCTTAGTAATGTTTTCACTTATCTGTTCGGATAGCTCCTCCTGCAGAGCATCAAACGCCGCCCTGATTGCATCCGATTCACGACAAGACTGGTAAATATCAAGGATACGCTTTTCAAAATCCACGCCATCCTCAATGGCTCCAAGCACTTCATCCGACGAACCGAACACACCATCAAACAGCCTAAACTTCTGAGATAGTAATTCAAAAACCCTCTCATCGGCGGCGTTGGCGCGATTTAAAAAGTTGATGACAATAACATCATTCTTTTGCCCATAACGGTGGCAACGGCCAATACGCTGCTCTATGCGCTGAGGATTCCACGGTAAGTCATAGTTGACAACAATATTGCAAAATTGCAGGTTGATTCCCTCGGCAGCAGCTTCTGTTCCGATGAGAATTGAAGCGCGGTCGCGGAATTCCTCAACAATCGCCGACTTTTTATCCGCTGCTGTTGAGCCTGAAATTTTGCCGTCGTCTTCGTGCCGCTCGCGCCATTCCTTATAAACGCGAGTAGATACTGGGTCGTTATTTGATCCGTCCAGAAAAACAATCTGTCCATCATAACCATTTTGGGAAAGCAGATTCATAAGGTACTGCTGCGTCCGCTTTGATTCAGTAAATATTACTGCTTTTCTTGCACCACCAAGGCGTTCATTCATTTCAAATCCGCGATTAAGAGCGGTCAGAAGATTGTCTCCCTTGGCGTTGGTTGTAATTCTTTCGGCAAGAGCGGCGTATTGTTTCAGTTCCTCAATTTCCGCCCTTATACCTTCGTAATCTGCCGCCATTTCATCCACAGCACCGTTATCGGCACCGTTCGATTCCTCGTCAATTAACTCCTCAATGCCATCGTAATCATCAAGGTCTGTCAGTTTCAACTGGGCTTGATAATCACTTAGTTTTAGGTTCAGGCGGTCAATAATGGTGGACAGAGTGCCGTGAATTGCCATTGAAGATGATGCAAGCAATTTTCGCGCCACTAACATCAGGAGTTGACGTTGTCCTTGCGGAAAAGCGTGAAGTCGTTCCCGTTGTAAATAATCAGATACGTCTGAGTACAGTTGCTCCTCATCGTGGCTTGGTGTATATTCCTGTAAAATAGCCGTTCGATTGGTATATGGCACATATTCTGCCACTTGTCGGCGTAGGGTTCTTTTACAAAAATTCTGTAAGCGTACTTTTAGGTTCCTGTTGCGGCTCTCTATATTACTCACGTTGACATATACTTCACGAAAAATATCAGGGTCGCCAAAAACTTGCTCGTCAATAATGCTGACAAGGCCGTACAGTTCCATCAAATTGTTTTGTAATGGTGTCGCCGTGAGGAGCAGTTTTTTCCGCCCACGGAGAGCAATTTTCAGATTGTTGCCCATCACGTTGTTTCGCTTATAGACGTTGCGAAGCTTATGCGCCTCATCCATAATAACTAAGTCCCAATCTACCGACCGAACATCCTGCATCTTTGTCGATGCAAAGTTATATGAACAAATCACCACTGCGTCCTGCGCTAAAAACGGGTTGCAAGACGGGTTCTCTTTCTTCGCCTTGTTATAATTCTTTGATTCCAGTATTTCAGAACGAATAAAAAATTTCTCCTCCAGCTCAGCTCTCCATTGTGTGCGGAGCGAGGCAGTGACAATCAAGAGGATTTTCCGCTTGCGCTCCGACCAGCATTGAGCAAGAACAAGACCGGCTTCTATGGTTTTCCCAAGCCCAACTTCGTCCGCAAGTAACACTCCGTTTGACAGTGGCGACTGCAGAGCAAATAAAGCGGCGTCTACTTGGTGCGGGTTCAAATCCACTTTCACTCCTGACATAGCAGAAGCAAGCCCGTCAATTGAGTGCTGAGGACGTTTCAGCATAAGCTGTTCGGCAAAGAACTTTATTTGATGTGCTGTATATGGCATAGCAAGTAGCTCCTTTATTGGTCTTCAGTCATCTCCATAATATCGGAGATGTCACAATCTAACGCTCGGCATATTTTTTCAAGAATTTCTGTATTTACATTTTCATTTTTTCCTAATTTTGTGACCGATGCAGAACTGATACCTGCCAAAGATGGCAGGTCTTTCTTTTTTAGGTCACGATCAATTAGGAGTTTCCATAGCCTTTTATAACTTATAGCCATTTGATTACCTCGCCTTCAGGTTTCATAGTGTGTAAAAGTCTATTGTTTATTATAACCCTTTCGACAAATTATTGCAAGAGTAAATGCTGAGAAGTCATGAATTTTAGTTGCTATCTATTGAATTATATTTTGAATTACTACGTTGTACAATCAAAATATGCTGAATTGTAAAACGAAATGTCGCATTTGAAAAGTGAAACGCAACATTTGTAAATGAGATGCAAGTTTGTAATCTCAAATGCACGATTTGTAAGTGAAATGCAAGTTTTGTAAACGAAACGCACGATTAGCAAGTAAAACGCAACACTTGCACTTCTTTTTTGTCCTATGGAAATTAAAAAACAACGCACTGAAACAGAGATAGACTAAATTGCAAAGTTTTTTGTAATCCAAACATCTACCCCTAAATCACCACAATATTAGGTATCCCACGTCGTTGTTTTTAGTTATCTTTTAAATAGTTTTGGCGTCAACATAACGCTGTTGGCAGGTATAGGGTTGTAGCCTAATTTATCGAAAAGTTCAGTGCCGTAGTAGAACTCAAAAGCTTCAAATGGAGATTTGTTACCAAGCTTTTTTCTTCTGTAAGAATTGATATGGCACATCATTAAATCAATCTGTGATTGCGTTAAGTTGTCAAAAGAAGTGCCTTTTGGCAGTATTCTACGAATTAGCTCGTGATTAACCTCAATTGCACCTTTTTGAAACGGTGCATTAGGGTCGCAGAAATATACATTCGTTCTGTGAATACCACTGGTATCTCTTTCTATTGCTGATGGATTTGAAAATTCAGAGCCTCTATCGGTTAAAATAACAGGAAATGCCTTTTCAAACAGCTTTCTGCCAAGTTTAGAGTACAAATAATCAAAAACATCGATTACCGACTGTGAAGTATTGTTATTACGCAAGAACGCAAGCATAAAGTTGGTGTTAGGGAAATGTATAGTTAGCAAGGTTTTGCCACCAATAGAGCCTATTACAGTATCCATTTGCACTGGATTTTGGCTTGGGTGATTTTCTAAATACTTTTGATACAATTCGTATGTGCGATTAACATAACAGCCTCTATCCACCTTAAATTCTTGTTTCTTTTTGCGTGGACGATAACGCACTTTACGAGGTAAATCAATATTGCGAGCGTCAAAGAAACAGTTATCTATGTAATTGTACAAGGTTTTCTCACTACACATTAAGCTATCGATATTGTTTACATAGATTTGATGCAGCGAGTTACCTTGCAAGATTAATGGTGTTACAAGCTCATTTAGTCGGTTAAGTTCTTGTTCTGTGGTCAATATTCCACGCCTGGACTGTGATATTTTACTCTTTGCCAATTTGTGAGCATCAGTGGCTCGATACATAGTTTTAACAAGAGTACAGCGGCTTTTTTCATCGCAACCATTACAAACATAGGGCGGTTTTAATCTTGTAATACAAACTTCTTCCTCAAAATCTGAGCAGTTATCATTGCACTTGCTACAAGTACGGCAATTCTTAGCAGATTGTCTGCTGCATATATTACAGACGTGCATTTTTACGCAATCTAAACGATTTTTACAACAATTAAATGATATTGATGAATAACCTGTTTTCTCTGTAAGAGAGTGATTTTTGACCTCTCTGGAAATTGTAGAACGGTCTTTGTTAAGCCAGCGTGCCATTTCTCCAAACGAAAAATTCTTGGCTAACATATTTTCAATTTCCATTCTTTCATCAAATGTGGTATAATTAGACATGGTATTATTCCTTTCTTACGGAATACCTTGTAGCACAAAAGTAAGCACCGCTTGTGGTGAAGCAGTGCTTACTGCTTCAAAAACTATTATACCAAATTTTCGAAAGTCTTGTAGCAGAAAACAAATGACATATCAAGGGTAAATATACGACTTCGTCGCCCTTGACATGCCATCTGTTTTCTGCTTTGTTGTTAATATGGGAAGAAAGCCAAATTGTCTTTCTTCCCATGAATAAATATATTTTTGTAAAGTGAAATGCGATATATCTGAAAGTTTGTTTTTAAAGGTGTTTTTACTGTTGTATTTTTAGTGGGTATAGATTTTTACTTTACAATTGAGTACAATCAAAATATGACTTGACATCTTTTTCAGCACATGATATAATACGCATATCAGCGAATTTGCTGATATGCTGTACGGCAACGATGCCGTAAGCGGAAAGGAGAAAGGCTATGGCAGGAGAATTTGGCGCATATATCGACAACAAGAGAAAAGGTCGTGGCATCGGTGGCGAAGATATCAAACTAAAGGACATTGCCGATGCAATGGGCATGACGGCGTCGTACCTATCGGATATCGTCAAAGGCAGGCGAAACCCGCCAGAAATGCAGATTCTCGAAAAAATTGCAGTTGTTTTACAACTTACGCCCGATGAAAAAGAAGAGATGCTCGACCTTGCGGGGCGAGAAAGGGATACCGCGGCTCCTGATTTGCCCGAATATTTGATGTCCACACAATTACCCCACGTCCGAAAGGCTCTGCGCCGTGCAAATGAGAAAAATCTTGGCGACGACTTTTGGAAAAAGGTACTTGACGACATCAGTAAGGAAGATAAACAACCATAGGTTTGGGAGGGATTATATGTCTGTGCTACTTGCGTCAAATGCTCCGCACATCTGTCGGGATGAATTTGATAAAGAAGCTTTGGAGTTTCTGAAAAAGTATTATCCGGAAGCTTTGATACGCCCAATGGCGGTGCCAATCCTGTATGTTGCCCGCCATCGCATGGGATTGCGCGTTGTCGAGAAACGGCTAACCGAGGATTTTAGTGTTCTCGGTCAAATGTGTTTTACAAGCGGTCTGACCGAGATTTATGACAAAGACGATGGTTCGTACAAAATGGTAAAAGCACGGTATGGAACGATGATTATCGACCCTGATACCATCGCCAATCGCAACGAGGGGTGTAAGAACAACACAATCGCTCACGAAGCTTTTCATTGGCATAAACATCGCGACTATCATATTGCAATTTCTGTAGTCGACCCTAAAACGACGGTAAAAATTCGAAGTGATTTTGCGGCATATAATGAATCCAACAAGGCGAACTGGTCTGACGAGGACTGGATGGAGTGGCAGGCAAGAGGCATCGCTCCGCGCATCCTTATGCCGCCTGAACAGTTTGATGAAATGACAACTCGATATATTGAGGAGCATTCGCATAAAGCTGGCACTTGCGGGGGGTGGTATCTGCATCGTGCAGTCGTTAACAGCTTAGCGAACTTCTTTCAGGTCTCTAAGCAGTCCGTAGAAATTCGTCTCGGCGAGCGAGGCTATTATTTGCGCGAATAACAACAAAGGAGACTGTATTTTTTTAGCTAATAACTTCGCATATTAGCTAATTTGCTATTTTGCGTGAAAGGAGGTAAATATGCAAGAGACGGTCAAATGTCCTAACTGCAAAAAACGAATTTTTGACCTCGAATGGCAGGGGCGCACGACTATAAAAATCAAATGTATTCACTGCCGCAACATCGTATCTATAGAGCGAAATTCGAACTCTTCACCCAAAAAGAACGCAGTTTAAAACCATACCGAGCAACGGCACCGAATGTGAGTGACCAAATGGCCGGATGTGTTACGAGTTAATCGTGATGCATCCGGCTGTTTTTATAGAAAGGAAGTTGTTTATGACGAAAGAAATCCGAACGCCGAAAGGCAAACTGTACGGCACATTGGATGTCTGTACCTACACAATTACTACAATTGACGGCAAAAACATCCGGCAGACCCCTCTCCCAAAAGAAGGATGTACATTGAGGTATAAAGCGGGAGATAGCCCGCCTGAAGCCATCGTGATTCCATCACAGGATAGCCTGCTGAGCTAAAAATCAAAAAGTTCACCGCCAGATTGCTTAGACGACCGTGCGGACAGTCCCAAAGGGGCTGTTCTCGCGGTCGTTTTTTTGTTTCCCCCACCCCAAGGAGGCACGCCGTGCCAATGTACACTCTCGCCCGGCCGCCTTTTTGGTGGTCGTACTAACCCGCTCTCACTGCTCATGAGAGCAACAAAAATCTAAATTTCTAAGGAGTCGAACATGGAAAATCAATGCTTTATCGAAATTGACAGCGAGCAAATCCCCGTCACGGAAGAAGTTTACAGAGCCTACAAACGCCCACTCTGGGCGGAACACAAGCGCAAGGAACGCGCTAAAAGATGCCGTGATGAGAACGGCTTCCGCTGCACCAAGGACTGCCGCACCTGCGAAAAGTCCCGTGAGGGCAGCATCCTCTCCCTCGACAAGTTCAATGATGAAGGCTACGAAGTCGCCGATTCAGTGGATTTGGCAGAACTGGTGGCGGACAAGCTGCTTCTCGAACAGCTTGTGGATGCCCTTGATGATTTAGACCCGGACGAAAGATCGCTCATCAGTGCGCTCTTTTATAACGACCGCACCGAACGGGACTACGCCTCCGAAGTCGGCATCTCGCATCAAGCGGTAGGCAAACGCAAACAGAAGGTCATTGAAAAACTGCGCAGCATTATGGGTGTGAAATAAAAAAACGCCCAATCCCCGGTTGCCAAACCTCCCCTTGCTGTCCTGTGGATGGTGAGGGGAGCAAACCTCCCTCAGAAACGGAGGTAGACCAATGGAAACAAAGGCAAAAAACACGGACACAGACTTGCGCGACGACGACCTTAACGAAGAACTCGCAGGTATCCTGACGGCGATAAGCATCGTGTCCAAGCGCCTCGCCAAGAAGCTGCTCGCGCTTCAAAAGCGGGACGAGACAACCGGGGAAGGAGGAAACCAAGATGAGCAAGATGAGTGAACTCGACCTCTGCATCGGTGAGTTGCGAAATGCCGCACAGTCGCTGACTGCGGTGGCTGACAGCTTGACGGCATTATTCAGCGGAAACGGTAATGCGGACACTGAGGCAAAAGTGTCGACGCCATCTGCAAAATCCGAGGCCAAGGCAAAGACAAAGCCTGTCACGCTGGAGCAGGTGCGGGCAGTTCTCGCAGAAAAATCCCGAAGCGGCCACACCGCCGATGTGCGGGAACTGCTCCTAAAGCACGGTGCGACAAAGCTTTCGGAGATTAACCCTGCGGAGTTTGAGACCCTGCTTGGGGAAGCCGCCACCATCGGGCTTGGGGAGGGCGAAGATGGGTAAACACGCTCTCCTCTCAGCTTCCTCAAGCCATAGGTGGTTAAATTGCCCTCCATCGGCAAGGCTCTGCGAGCAGTACGAGGATAAAGGCAGCGACTATGCCGTTGAAGGCACAGAAGCCCATACCCTTGGCGAGTATAAGCTGAAAACAGCGCTCGGCATTAAGGCGAAAGACCCGTCCTCAATCCTGACCCGCTACTCAGAGGAGATGGACGAATGTGCCACAGGTTATGCCGCCTATATCCTTGAACTGGTGGAGACGGCAAAGCAGACCTGCGCCGATCCCGTGGTTCTTATAGAGCAGCGGCTCGACTTCTCCAAATATGTGGAGGGCGGCTTCGGTACCGGCGACTGCGTGATTATTGCGGACGGCACGCTCCACATAGTTGACTACAAGCACGGGCAAGGGGTACTCGTCGACGCAGTCGACAACCCACAAATGAAGCTGTATGCCTTGGGCGCGCTGGAGTTATTCGACGGCATCTATGACATCGATGTGGTCTCAATGACCATCTATCAGCCCCGTCGTGACAACGTCAGCACTCACACGGTTTTCAAAGAAAGTCTGTACCAGTGGGCGGAGGAAGTCTTAAAACCCACCGCCGAAATCGCCTACTCAGGCGGCGGCGAGTACAACTGCGGCGACTGGTGCCAGTTCTGCAAGGCGAAGTACGAATGCAGAAAACGCGCCGAACGGAATATGGAACTCGCAAAACTGGAATTCAACCGCCCGCCCCTGTTGGAGGACGATGAAATTGAATCCATCCTCGGCAAAATCGACGCCCTTATCTCTTGGGCTTCCGACATCAAGGACTATGCCCTGCAAGCCGCTCTTGGCGGTAAGCGGTGGTTCGGTTGGAAGGTTGTCGAGGGCAAGAGCAACCGCAGGTATGCCAACGAGGACGCCGTCGCAAAGACGGTACAGTCAGCGGGTTACGACCCTTACGAACACAAGGTGATGGGCATCACCGCAATGGAAAAGGCACTCGGCAAAGCCCGATTCTCCGAATTACTCGGCGGACTGGTCGAGAAGCCGCAAGGCAAGCCAACGCTCGTGCCGGAGGGCGACAAACGTCCGGCAATCAATACTGCTAAAGACGATTTTATGGAGGTAAAAGACAATGGCTAATCAGACAATGAACCGCAAAGACCTGAATCCCGCCCCTAACCCCACAAAGGTTATCACGGGCGAAGTAAGACTCTCCTACGCCAATCTGTGGGAACCGAAGTCCATCAACGGCGGCACGCCGAAATACTCAGTCAGCCTCATTATCCCGAAAAGTGACACCCGTACCATCGCCAAGATTAAGGCTGCTATTGAGGCGGCATACCGCGAGGGCGAGACCAAACTGAAAGGCAACGGCAAGACTGTGCCTGCGCTCGCAGTCCTCAAGACCCCGCTGCGCGACGGGGACACAGAACGCCCTGACGACGAAGCCTACGCGAACAGCTACTTCGTGAACGCCAACTCCGGCACAGCACCGGGCATCGTGGATAACCAGCAGGAGCCGCAGCCCATCACAGTTCGCTCCGAGATTTATAGCGGTGTTTATGCCCGCGCCAGCGTAAATTTTTACGCTTTTAACTCAAACGGCAATAAGGGTATCGCTTGCGGGCTGAACAACATTCAAAAGCTGCGCGACGGCGATCCGCTCGGCGGGAAGCCCAGAGCCGAGGACGACTTCGCCACCGACGACGATGAAGACTTCCTCAGCTAACCTGATTACACAGACTGCGGAGGGCGGTGAGGAAACTTGCCGTCCTTCCGTATTATGGAGGGCTTATGAAGACACTTAGCATTGATATTGAAACCTACAGCAGCACCGACCTCAGTAAATGCGGCGTATATAAATACGCCGAGTCGCTGGACTTTGAGATTCTGCTGTTTGGTTACTCCGTGGACGGCGGTAAGGTTCAGGTTATTTCTCTCGCCGATGGGGAGAGTATTCCGGCAAATATCCTCGATGCCCTGTCCGATGACACCGTGCAGAAATGGGCTTTCAACGCCAACTTCGAGCGGGTCTGCTTATCACGCTTCTTATCAGGTATGGGCATAAGGCTTCACCCCTTTGCCGACAACCACTTCTCGTCCCAGCATCTCGGCAAGGCGAAATATCTGAATCCCGAATCGTGGCGGTGCAGCATGGTCTGGTCGGCGTATATGGGCTTACCCCTTTCCCTTGAAGGCGCGGGAGCGGTCTTGGGTTTGGAGAAGCAGAAGCTGACTGAAGGCAAGGAACTCATCCGCTACTTCTGCAAGCCGTGTACCGCCACAGCCACCAACAGCCAGCGGACACGGAATCTCCCCGAACACGCTCCCGAAAAATGGGCGTCGTTTATTGCATATAACCGCCGTGACGTGGAAGCCGAAATGTCCATACAGGAGCGGCTCGCTAATTTCCCCGTGCCGGATAACCTTTGGGATGAGTATGCCCTCGACCAGGAAATAAACGACCGTGGCGTTTTGGTTGATATGACACTCGTCAGAAACGCTATCGCCGCCGATTCCCGCTCCAAGGCAGAACTCACACGGCTCATGAAGGAAATCACTGAACTCGAAAATCCGAACTCTGTGGTTCAGATGAAGCAATGGCTCTCCGACAACGGGCTTGAAACAGACACCCTCGGCAAGAAGATGGTTGCGGAATTATTAAAAACAGCCCCGGAACCGCTCGGCAAGGCATTGTCACTTAGGCAGCAGTTAGCGAAATCCTCGGTCAAGAAGTATCAGGCAATGGAGAATGCCGTCTGCGCCGATGGGCGCGCCCGTGGAATGTTCCAGTTTTACGGAGCCAACCGCACCGGCAGATGGGCTGGGCGGCTTATACAAATGCAAAACCTCCCGCAGAACCATCTGCCCGACCTTGAGCAGGCACGGTCTTTGGTGCGTAGCGGCGATTTTACCGCTTTGGAAATGTTATACGATTCCGTGCCGGAAGTGTTGTCGGAGTTAATCCGCACGTCGTTCATCCCGAAGCCCGGCACGAAATTAGTGGTTGCTGATTTTTCAGCTATTGAAGCCCGCGTCATCGCTTGGCTTGCTGGGGAGCGTTGGCGCAACGAGGTTTTTGCCACCCACGGCAAGATTTATGAGGCGTCGGCAAGTCAGATGTTTCACGTCCCTATTGATGAAGTCACCAAAGGCAGTCCACTCCGGCAAAAAGGCAAAATCGCGGAACTTGCTCTCGGCTACGGCGGCTCGGTTGGCGCGCTCAAGGCGATGGGCGCTTTGGAGATGGGGCTTTCAGAAGATGAGTTGCAGCCGCTCGTTACGGCGTGGCGGGCATCAAACCCGAATATCGTCCGGCTCTGGTGGGACATAGACAAAGCGGCCTTGAAAGCAGTCAGGGACAGAACAGTCACAGAAACCCATGGCATCCGCTTCGGCATGCAGAGCGGAATGCTCTTTATAACCTTGCCTTCGGGCAGACGGCTGTCCTATGTGAAGCCGCACATCGGCTCTAACCAGTTTGGTTCGGACTGCGTGACCTATGAAGGTATTGGCGGCACAAAGAAATGGGAACGGCTCGAAAGTTACGGACCCAAATTCGTGGAAAACATCGTGCAGGCCACAAGCCGTGACATCCTCTGTTACGCAATGCAGGCGCAAAGATGCTGCGACATCGTAATGCACGTCCATGATGAAATGGTCATTGAAGCCGACTCCCGAATGTCAACCAAAGTTCTCTGCGAACAAATGAGCCGCACACCGCCTTGGGCTGAAGGGCTTTTACTCCGTGCCGATGGTTATGATTGCCCATTTTATAAAAAAGATTAAACGCTCGGTTGCCAAGTAACCTCTCGCTGTCCTGTGGATGGTGAGAGGTTTACAGCCTCTCGAAAAAATCATTTTTCAGGAGGCAAATCTATGGACAATCAATTGCGCGTGTTCTCCTACGAGGGGAACGAAGTAAGGACAGTACGCCACGGCGATGAAACGCTCTGGGTGCTCAAGGATGTGTGTGATGTGCTTGGGCTGTCAGACACGAACAAGGTGGCGGATCGTTTGGACGGTGATGAGCTGACACGAATCAAATTCGTGTCAGGTGGTCAGACCCGTGAAATGTACGCCGTGACCGAGAGCGGTCTCTACAGCGTCATCCTCCGCTCCGACAAACCTGATGCCAAAAAGTTCAAACGCTGGGTAACTCACGAGGTGCTGCCAACCATCCGCAGGCATGGTGCGTATGTCACTCCCAGCAAGCTGGAAGAGATGATGAACGATCCCGACGCTTGGATTAAGGTGCTGACAGCCCTTAAAGAAGAGCGAGCCGCCAAGGAACACCTCCAACTGGAAGCCGCCAAGAATGAGCCGAAGGTCATTTTTGCTGACGCGGTATCGGTTTCTGACGGTACAATCCTCATCGGCGAACTGGCGAAAATCCTCAAGGGCAACGGCATCGAAATCGGACAGAACCGCCTGTTTGAGAAACTGCGGCAGGACGGCTACCTCATCAAACGTCAGGGCACGGACTACAACGCCCCGACGCAGCGCGCCATGGAGCTGGGGCTGTTTCGCGTCAAAGAGACCGCCATCACGCACTCGGACGGTCACGTCACCATCAGCAAAACCACAAAGGTCACAGGCAAAGGACAGCAGTATTTTATCAATCTGTTTCTTGGGAAAGGGGTAAACGACAATGACGAATGAAAAGAAGCAAGCCATAAAAGCGGCTCTGAAGAAGGTTGGCAAGGCGGTATGGTCGGCGCTTCCGTGGGTATGCATGTGGATTGGGCTAACTTGCTGGTTCGCGCTTCTGTTTATTAGCGTGGATGAAAGCTCAGAGCGATCTAAACAGCTTGCGGCTCTCGAAGCCGAAAATGTGCGGTATGAATCAGAAAACATACGTCTGGGCGAAGAGATCGAATGGCTTCGCATGCTCGTCGAACAAGGGCTTTTGGAGGAGGACGGCGATGGACAGATACAACCATGAGGGCTATCCCGACCCCACCGCGTATGAAGCACTTTCAATTGTGGAACGGGACGAAAAGGAAAGAAAACCGTATCTCCCGCTTGTCTATATCGCGTCGCCGTTCGCAGGCGATACGGAACGAAATATCAACCGGGCACGGGGCTATTGCAAGTTAGCGGTCAGCAAGGGGTATATTCCTCTTGCTCCGCACCTGCATTATCCGCAGTTTATGGATGATGACGACAATATCCAAAGGGAACTGGGGCTTAAGTTTGCCCTCGTCCTGCTCGGCAAATGCGACGAGTTATGGGCTTTCGGCCCTCCCACAGAGGGGATGAGCCGGGAAATAGCCAAGGCTCGCAAACGCAATATTCCTATCCGTTTTTTCAACGGTAAATGCGAGGAGGTCACGGAAGAATGCGAGACCTAAAAATATCTTACGGCGACAGCCGCCTGTCAAAAAGGTGGGTTAATAAGAGAACCACCTTTGAGGAGTTGTGCGACCGGTTCAAGCTCACCCGTCGCACAACGGAAACGGTCGCCGAATATCAAAAGTTCACAAAAGACCGCCGCGACGCCGCAAAGGATGTGGGCGGATATGTCCTCGGTCATCTGAAGTCAGGGCGGCGTAAAAAGGACACGGTCGAGAGCCGTTCAGGGATTACCCTTGACGCCGATCACGCCGACAGCGGATTTATCGACAGCGTGGAGATGCTCTTCTCACACAAATGCGCCATCTACTCCACCCACAGCCACACGCCGGAAAATCCGAGGCTTCGAGTGGTTATCCCACTCTCCCGCGATGTTACGCCGGATGAGTACGCCGCGCTATCAAGGCTTGTTGCGGATGAAATCGGCATGGACTTCTTCGACGACTCCACCTATGAACCGGAGCGCCTGATGTACTGGCCGTCCACGCCGTCTGACGGGGAATATGTGTTTAAAGTAATCGACGGCGATGAACTCGATCCCAATGAATACCTCGTCAAGCTATCCGATTGGCGGGACTGCTCGCTCTGGCCGACATCGAGCCGCCAGTCCGAGGTGATACAGCGCAGCATCCGCCAGCAGCAAGACCCGCTCGGAAAAGAAGGCGTGGTCGGTGCGTTCTGCCGCTCCTACTCGATAGAGGATGCGATCGCGGCATTCCTGCCCGACATTTACGAGCCTTCTGCGATGACGGGGCGTTACGATTATATCCTCGCCGACTCAAGCGCGGGCGTCGTGCTGTATGAAGGCAAATGGGCTTACTCGCACCACGCGACCGACCCCGCCTGCGGCAAGCTGTTAAACGCCTTTGATCTTGTCCGAATCCACAAGTTCACCGACCTTGACGATAAGGCGAGCTTCAAGGCAATGAGCGAATTTGCTCTAAAAGATGAAAAGGTCAACACCCTGATTGCCGAGGAGCGCATCGCCGCCGCCGAGACGGAGTTTGCCGAGGGTAAAGACTGGATGTCACGGCTCCAGAGGGAAAAAAGCGGCGTCCTCTGCAACACGCTGGGCAATCTGCTCCTTATCCTCAATAACGACGATGCCATCAGCGGCATCCGCCACAATAAACTGGCGAACCAGATATACGGCGAGAACCTCCCGTGGGAGCGGCCGCATCCGCCTTGGCGCGACGCCGACACCGCCCAGCTTGTGGCGTATGTGGATAAACGCTACGGCACTTTCTCGGCTCGCAATTACGAACTGGCTCTTACCAAGGTTGCCGACGACAGGGCTTACCACCCGATTCGGGAGTACCTGAACAGCCTGCCGCCATGGGACAGGATTCCCCGATTGGATACGCTGCTCATCGACTATCTCGGCGCGGAGGACACGCCTTACACCAGAGCCGTCACTCGCAAAACGCTTGTGGCGGCGGTAGCCCGAATCTTAAACCCCGGCGCGAAACATGACTCCATTCTCGTTCTGAACGGCAAACAGGGTATCGGAAAGTCAACGCTCTTCTCACGACTCGGTGGCAAATGGTACTCCGACAGTCTCTCCATTTCGGATATGAAAGACAAGACCGCACCTGAGAAGCTGCAAGGTTACTGGCTACTCGAACTGGGAGAACTTGCGGGCATTAAGAAAATGGACGTGGAAACGGTGAAGTCGTTCATCACCCGCACCGACGACAAATACCGCCCTTCATACGGCAGAGCCGTGGAAAGCCACCCTCGTCAATGCATCATCGTGGGAACAACCAACTCGGACGGCGGTTTCTTAAGAGACATCACGGGCAATCGCCGCTTCTGGCCTGTACGGGTTTCGGGCGGCGGCAAGTACCATGCTTGGGAACTTACGGATACTGGCCAGATTTGGGCGGAAGCCCTTGTCAGGTACTCCGAGGGCGAGGAATTGTTCCTAAAAGGCGACATCGCGTTAGCGGCATTCGCCGAGCAGCGTGACGCTATGGAGAACGACGACCGCGAGGGCTTGGTATCGGAATACCTTGAAGCCTTGCTCCCGGACAACTGGGACACAATGGACATTTACCGCAGGCTCGAATACCTCCGCTCGCCCGACGACCCCACGAGGGCAAAAGGCGCTGTGCGCCGGAGTCAAGTCTGCGTGATGGAGATTTGGTGCGAGTGCTTCGGGAAGTCCCGTGAATCCATAAAGAAAGCAGACTCCTACGAGATCGAGGGCATCTTGGGCCAAATAGGCGGTTGGGCGAAGTACGAAGGCAACAAGACAGGCAAAAAAGCTGTCCCAATGTACGGCGTCCAGCGTGTGTTTGTGAGGGATAAATGAAGACAGAATCTTTGCCCATGATTGCTTGTCGGGGCTTGGGCAACCTTAATCGGCAATGTCGCAAGCGCCGAATATACAACGGTTTCACCACAGCCATTGCCCATATTGCCGATGTTATCCCTATTAAATCTTATTTTATAAGTAATAAGAGCAATGAGCATACGCAATATGCCCGCGTAGGAATTATAGGCAGAATCGGCAAGATGGGCAATAAGAAAAACGGAGGTCTATATGCGAGAGAAAACATTGGAACGCAAACTCACGGAGGCAGTCAAGGCAATGGGGGGTATCTCACCCAAGTTTATAAGCCCCGGCTTCGATGGAATGCCCGACCGCCTTGTGCTCCTCCCCGATGGGAAGTGCGGTTTTGTGGAAGTGAAGCGGCAAGGCGAAAAGCCCCGCCCATTACAGGAAGCAAGACACGGGATGTTACGGCAGATGGGCTACAAGGTTTTTGTACTGGACGATGCAGAGCAGATTGGAGGTGTGATTCGTGAAATATCAGCCACATAATTATCAGGAATATGCCACGGATTTTATTGAATCGAACCCCATCTCCTGCCTCCTACTCGACATGGGACTTGGCAAGACGGCGATTACTTTGACTGCTTTATTTAACTTATTGTTTGACAGCTTTGAAGCACACCGCATTCTTGTCATCGCACCGCTCCGCGTCGCCCGAGATACTTGGCCGGAGGAACTGCGGAAATGGGAACACCTCTCCAACCTGCAATTCTCCGTTGCGGTCGGTACGGAAGCGGAGCGCAAAGCGGCGCTTTGGAAACAAGCCGATATTTACATTATAAACCGCGAGAATGTGCAATGGCTGATTGAGGAAAGCGATATGCCCTTCGAATTCGACACCGTGGTGGTCGATGAGTTGTCCAGTTTCAAGTCCCACCAGTCAAAGCGATTCCGGTCGCTGATGAAAGCCCGCCCCAAGGTAAAACGCATCATTGGGCTGACGGGAACGCCCAGCAGCAACGGCTTGATGGATTTATGGGCTGAGTTTCGGCTTCTTGATATGGGTCAGCGGCTCGGAAAGTTTATTGGACAGTACCGCACGGACTACTTTGTACCCGATAAGCGTAACGGTCAGGTCATTTTCAGCTATAAGCCACAGCCTTCCGCCGAGAAGCGAATATACGACAAAATTGCCGACATCACCATCAGTATGAAATCAACCGATCACTTGAAAATGCCGGAATTGGTCACCGCCGAGTACCCCGTACGGATGTCGGACGATGAGCGGGAACGGTATGACGAGATGAAGCGGGAATTGGTGCTTCAGCTTGCAGATGGCGAAATTACTGCAGCTAACGCTGCCGCTCTCTCCAACAAGCTGTGCCAAATGGCGAACGGTGCGGTCTATGGCGACGGCGGTGATGTCCACCACATCCATGACCGCAAGCTGGATGCTTTGGAGGACTTAATCGAAGCCGCCAACGGCAAACCTGTCATGGTAGCCTACTGGTTTAAGCACGATTTAGAGCGGATTTCTTTAAGGCTGAAATCCCGCCACATCCCATTTTCCAAGATGGATACATCGGAATCAATTGCCCGATGGAATCGTGGCGAGTTGGCAGTCGCCCTCATCCACCCTGCTTCTGCTGGTCACGGGCTAAACCTTCAAAGTGGAGGCAATACAATTATATGGTTCGGGTTGACGTGGAGTTTAGAACTCTACCAACAGACCAATGCCCGCTTATGGCGGCAGGGTCAGCAGTCCGAAACGGTAGTCATCCATCATATCACCGCCAAAGATACCATCGACGAGCGTGTTATAAAAGCCCTATCCGAAAAGGACAGGACGCAGACCGCCTTAATCGACGCGGTAAAAGCAAATCTGTGACAATCAACGGAGTCAAAAGCTGCCAATCCGAGGGAAATTCTTCACCAAAATCGGAGGTAGCCAATGGATACAGAAAAACTGACGGCGAAGGAGTATCTCTCCCAAGCTTACCGAATAGACCAACGAATAAATTCTAAACTGGAGCAGGTGAAATCTTTGCGTGAACTGGCGACGAAAGCATCCGCCACGCTGTCTGATATGCCGAGAAGCCAAAGCCCTAACTTCCACCGCATGGAGGACTTCATCGCTAAGGCTTTGGACTTGGAATCGGAAATTAACGCCGATCTTAAAACACTCATTGACCTGAAACGTGAAGTGGTCACCATTATCAAGTGCGTGGAGCGCACCGAACTCCAAACCATTCTGGAGATGCGCTACCTCTGCTTTGAGACGTGGGAAGAAATCGCCGTGGCTCTCCATTATGACTTACGCCATATCCACCGCCTGCACGGCAGGGCTTTAGAGGAAGTGGATTTAATCCGGCGCCACCAATGAGGATGTCACTAAATGTCATAGAAAGCCACGAGGCTTCTGTGTTATAACTATAATGGCAGAATTGAATGCACACGCGAGCCTCGCGGGAGAAATCCCACGGGGCTTTTCTTATGCGCAGAACAGGAGGTGCAACATGCCATACAAAGCAAAGAAGCCCTGCGCCTACCCCGGCTGCGCCAAGCTGACAACGGGTAGGTACTGTGAGGAACACCAAAAGGTGGAAGCCAAACGCTACAACCATTTCGACCGCGACCCCGAAGCCAACAAGCGCTACGGTCGGTCGTGGAACAGGATACGCGCGGCGTTCCTGTCGGCGAACCCTCTCTGCGAGATATGCAAAGCCGACGGGAAGCTGACGCCCGCCGAACTCGTCCACCACAAGCGCAAGCTGACGGACGGCGGCACGAACGACTGGTCGAACCTGCAAGCTCTCTGCTCCGAGTGCCACAGCAGACTGCACGGTCAGCAAGGCGACTACTTTTGATATTTTGAAAAACCGAGGGGCGGTATGAATCTCTGCCACTTTCAGGCAGGGCAGCGCGCTCGGCCTGCCGTGTGAATTTTTCAAAAATCAAAAATCAAAAAATCAAATATCAAAACGAGGTGATGACAATGCCCAGCGGCGGCTATCGTCCGGGGGCAGGACGCCCTCGGAAAAATATAAACGACAAGAAACTGGAAGGCAAAGCGAAGTCGAATGCGACTCCTATCCCGGCACCTAAAAAGGTTTATTCCAAAAACGTCATGGCGGACTACTTCTCCATGGCGATGAAGGAATGTGAAAAAGAAGTGCCGTCTGCGGATGTGCTGCGAGCCGAAATTGAAGAATATATCGCCGCTCGCGGCTGTGAGGGCTTCGTCGCTCCGCAGACAATTACGGACTACGTGCTGAACCGGCAGGGCTTCCTTGCCTGCGAGTGCATGAACCGCAAAATCGGACGCATGACCAAAGACCTGAAGCTCTCGCCCTACGTGACGGCGGGCGCGGGTTACTACAAGGCGATGCAGGGCGATTTCAATCTCATCATGCAGATTATCAACCGACACAGCAATACACAGGGCGAGGAGAAAAACGCCTTCCTCGAACTGCTCACGAACAGGGGGTTTTAACCAATGCAGACCACAGAAAGATTTGAAAAGGTGGACATCGACCGCCTGATTCCATACGCGAGGAATGCCCGCACCCACAGCAAGGAGCAGATTTTACAGCTTCGCTCTTCTCTTCGTGAGTTCGGATTTGTCAATCCGATTATCTGCGATAAGGACTACAACATCATCGCGGGTCACGGGCGGGTGCTTGCCGCCAAAGCCGAAGGGCTGAGCGAAGTTCCCTGCGTGTTCGTGGAACATTTGACCGAAGCGCAGAAGAAAGCCTACATCCTCGCCGACAACCGTCTGGCGCTTAACGCAGGATGGGATGAAGAACTCTTAGCGCTGGAATTTGCGGATTTGAAGGAACTCGGCTTCGACCTCGAAATTACGGGTTTTGACATCGCTGAAATTGAGAAGCTGTTTGCCGATTCCGGCGGGGATGTGCAAGACGACGATTTTGACCTCACGGCCGCCCTTGAACAGGCGGCTTTTGTTTTGCCCGGCGACGTGTGGACGCTTGGGCGGCACAAGCTCATCTGCGGCGATGCGACCGATGCGGATACCGTCAAGAAGTTAATGGACGGACGCAAGGCAAACCTCGTTCTGACCGACCCGCCCTACAATGTCAGCTTCGAGTCAGCGAGTGGGCTGAAAATTAAGAACGACAGCATGAAAGCCGAGCAGTTTTACACATTCCTGCTCTCAGCGTTCAAATGCTTTTATGAGAACCTCGCTGACGGCGGGGCTTTTTACTGCTTCCACTCAGATTCGGAAAAGGTAAACTTCTTCCGCGCCTGCGTGGATGCGGGGTTTCATTATTCCACCACTTGCATTTGGGTGAAGAACGCTCTCGTGCTTGGGCGCGGCGATTACCAGCAAATGCACGAGCCGGTGCTGTATGCCTTTAAGGACACCGCCAAGCACAAATGGTACTCAGACCGTAAGCAAACAACCATCTGGAACTTCGACAAACCGAAAAAAAACGCCGACCACCCCACGAGCAAGCCGCTTGATTTGCTTGCTTACCCGATTTCCAATAGCAGTCAGGCGAACGCAATCGTACTGGACACTTTCGGCGGGAGCGGTTCTACGCTCATTGCCTGCGAGCAGATTGACCGAACCTGCTTCATGCTTGAACTTGACGAGAAATATGCGAGTGTTATACTCCGTCGCTATGCTGAGTTCAAACAGAACGGTGGTGAGGATATCACCTGCGAACGTGACGGCAAGACCATAGCCTACGCCGACCTCGTGAAGGAGGTGGCGTTGATATGACCAAACTGACTCTCGGCTCCCTATTCGACGGCTCTGGCGGTTTTCCGCTCGGAGCTATTTTAACCGGCATCGAACCGCTCTGGGCATCGGAAGTTGAGCCGTTCCCGATAAGGGTCACGACCAAACGGTTGCCGAGTGTACAACACTATGGCGACATCAATATAATAGACGGCTCTAAAGTGCCACCCGTGGACATCATCACGGGCGGTTTTTGCTGCCAAGACCTCTCGGTGGCGGGCAAGCGTGCTGGGCTGCACGGCGAGCGGTCAGGGCTGTTCTTTCAAGTAATCAGAATCATTAAAGAGATGCTCGCCGCCACAGATAACGAATACCCCAAGTTCGCGGTGCTGGAGAATGTGCCGGGTATGTACTCTTCAAACGGAGGGCTTGATTTTCAGGAG